GTATCTACTGTCAATGGACCTGTAATTGTTCCACCGGCTGAGTCAAGAGGAACATATCCAAGTGCTGTAGTGATATCCGAAGAGGTAACTGCCGAAGTTGCAGTTACAAGACCCTTGCCATTGACTGTAATCTTACGGAATGTATTTGATTGTGGGGAGGCATTGACTGTTGCTAATGTCGCCGCAAAAGAAGCTGTACCCGATCCGGTGACATCACCAGTTAAAGTAATTGTTTGGTCACCGGTATTGGTTCCCGAAAGATTTGAACCTGTAACTGAACCGACTGCCGCAACAGAAGCCGGTGTAATTGAGCCTAATCCAATAGTAATTGTATCAGGACCAGCTACCGCAGTGATAATTACACCCTGGGCCGAAAATAAATTTGTATCAAGAAAATTAAAAACATCATTATCGATAGCATAATTTTGCCATTCCGATAATGTTGCATTATATCTAAGATAATCACCTGTTACAGGACTAACCACACTAACATCGGCTAAGTCCTCAAGTGTCATGGAGGAGGGACCTCCTGTAATATTTCCCAAAGTAATTCCAGAAAGTTTCAGCGCCATATTGCAGTGTCCTATCTAATTTCTATTATTTATCTGATAATACAGTTTTCAACATCTCAGCAATTTTTGCCACCTGAGACTTCAGATCATCGATAATTGTCTGTTGTTCTTGAACCTTAGCGGTTAGGATTGCCGAAAGTCTGCTGTAATCAATACCTGCTGATTGTCCATCTGCGTCAGTTGCAACAATTTCAGGATAAATCATTGCCATTTCTTCAGCAACAAAACCAAACTCGTGAGCATTCATATCTGTTCTGTCATATTCACGAGGCTTCAATTCTGCAAACTTATCTAGATAAGACTTACCTAGGTCCTTGATTGCAGTCTTGACACGCTGAGTCGATGTTGCATTGAAACTTGTTGCTGTTATTGCACCGGCAGTAAAGTTACCAGATCCGTCACGTAGAACAACAGAGTTTGCTACGTTAGACGATGATTGATAACCAACTTGAGGATTTGTAATTGTAGCTGTTACGTTTTCAAATGCAGTTGCTTCAAATCCAAGAACCCAACCAGATGCCCAGGAAGAACTGTTTCCAGAGTAGCCAACTTCGACATCAGTTACCGCAAAGTTCAGATATGACCAGGTAGATGCCAATTCGCCAATATAGATGACAGCCTTGCCGCCGGCAGTATAACCAAATCTTACAGTAAATCTTCTATCAATGTTCGGATTACCAACAATGTAGGCAAATGGGTTATTAGCCCAGGTATTACCTACAGAATAGTTATAACCACCTACATGAATTTCAAATGCTTCATTGGTTGTATATTCATAGCACTTGATAGTCATTCTGACCATCGAGCCTGTCATACCAACCGGCAATTGAACCTTAATAGCACCAGTGTTAGACGAAGATGTATTGTAATAGAAGCCGCCACCTGGATTAACAATTCTTGTGTACGAACTTGTATCAACGCTTGTGCCAATAAACTGTCCAGTTGTCGATACATTATTTGTGAATATCGATTCTGTGTCAGTGATAGACAATCTTGTATTGTTACCACCGGTTTCGAATGCAATGTAACCTCCTGCAGTATTAGCAGTGATATAGTTTGCACTGTTTCTTGTGAAGTTTAATCTTGCACCCGACGATTCGAAGAATGCTGTACCAACTGTACCAACAGCACGAATAGTACCGTTAACATCAAGAGTAAATCCAGAATCTGTAGTTGTACCAATTAGGACGTTTCCGCCGTTTGTGATTTTAATTCTCGATGTCTGGGCCGTCGAAAGGACTAATGAACCAGTTCTAACATTTATGCCAAAATCGGAGGCTGTATAACCACCCGACACAATTTGGGCACCGGTGCCCACATCTGCAATGCTTACGCCGCTTGACTGATAGCGTTCGTAACCACCACTGGCATGAGTTGAGTTCCAGTTTGCGAGCAAACCATTGGTACCGGAATCGATGTTTACTTTAGCGCCAGTTGATGTTGTTCCAATGCCCACAGTACCGGTCTGACTGAGCATAATTGATAGACCGGCTGTTCCGATAGGATCCCCTGCATATGTATTAGTTAGATACAGAGCACTATCGTTTGCCTTATGTCCAATAAGAGAAGATGCTATACCAGCCTGGTGAGTTGAAATTGATGCTTCAGTGTTAGATGCAGAAAATACTGAAATTTTTGCATTGGCATTTGTCTTATATGCGCCCGATGCACCAACAACAAGATCTCCTTGAATACTTGCTTTGGCACCAAAACTGGTAGTTGTAGCAAGCATCCAATTTCCACTTGTGTCCAGCCTCATGGATTCTGTAGTTCCGGGACCACCTTGGAAGAAACTTAAACCGGCGCCGGCTGTTGAAATGCCGGCTTGTCCCGATGTTTGTCTGAGATACACACCGGTATTTGCTGTTGTATCAGCCTGACTGCCTAATGTAAGAGCGGGATAAGAAGCGCCCGAATGATTTAATGTAACAGTTCCAAATTGTGTTCCAGAATTTCCTGCAATAATGGATGGCACTGTTAATGCGCCAGTCATTGTATCGCCGGTAACATTCACATATGTTCCGTCGACAAGTGATGTAATATCAGAAGTTGTAACTGCTGATGTAGCTGTTACAAGACCCTTGCCATTGACTGTAACCTTACGGAATGTATCGGTCTGAGGCGAAGCATTAACGGTTGCTAGTGTTAACGCACTAGATACGTTTGTTGACCCGTCGAAGGAGACAGACCAAGTTGCATCACCTGTGGCAGAAATTGTTCTTGCTGCCGACAAGGTATTCGCTATAGAAGCAGATGGAACCGTGCCCGTAACCGAGACTGTTACGTTGCCTGTTGCCGACGATACCGAAATATTCGATCCTGCTACAAGACTTAATACACCAGTATTCGAGATAGTGTTAGACGAAATGTTAATACCAGATCCGCCAGTATATGTACCAGCACCTGAGAATTGACTAAAGGTAATAGAATCTGTACCAACAATGATATAATCACCGGGGGAACCAGTACCGATTGCGGTCTGAACCCACTGTGTTCCACCTAGAGTTCCTTCTTGAACATAGATAGCATCACCTGCAACAATTTCACTTGTCGGGGAGCCATCAAAATCCGATGCTCTTGTCAAGATCCAAGGATTTGAACCATCGCCAAGCTGTGTTACTACATAGATACCGTTTTGTGTTGCAGCTGATTGATTCTTAACCAAAACACGACTATTCACTGCAAGTGACGAATAACCACCAACAGTTCCAATTGCACCGTTTGAGTTAGCGGTAAGAGTAGCCCCGACACCGCCGGTGCCGTTGTTATATGTGCATGCAGGTAATGCTGCTGTGGTTCCAGTTTCGCATGCATTATGAATATTCAATCCCGAAGCTACATTATCAACATATTGTTTTGTTGCGGCTCCAAGAGAATTAGTCGGGTCGCCACTAAGAATTAGTAGCCCGGTCATTGTATCTCCGGCCTTGTTTACCGGTGTATAACCTAATACCGTTGTAATGTCCGACGAAGATACAGCCGATGTAGCTGTTACAAGACCCTTGCCATTGACTGTAATCTTACGGAATGTATTTGATTGTGGGGAGGCATTGACTGTTGCTAATGTCGCCGCAAAAGAAGCTGTACCCGATCCGGTGACATCACCAGTTAGTGTAATTGTCTGATCGCCTGTATTTGTACCAGAAAGGTTGGATGCACCGATTGTACCTGTTACTGTTACATTTCCTGTAATTGTACCGCCGGCGTCGCTGAACGGGGTATAACCTAAGGCAGTTGTGATATCAGAAGAACCGACTGCTGAAGTTTCGGTAACAAGTCCTTTACTGCTGACAGTAATCTTACGAAATGTATTTGCTTGTGGGGATGAATTAACTGTTGCTAATGTAGTTACAAATGACCCTGTACCGGAACCGGTGACGTCACCAGTTAAAGTGATTGTTTGATCACCTGTATTTGTACCAGAAAGGTTCGATCCTGTAACTGTGCCAGTTGCCGCAACACTTGTCGGTGTAATTGCACCAAGGGAAAGACTAATTGTGCCCGAAGCAGTAATAGGACTGCCCGAAACACCAATTCCATTATCCCCCGAAACTGCTACAGAAGAAACCGTACCTGTGCCGACCGCGGCAGTCCATGATAGAATACCATTACCGTCAGAAACAAGCGTCTGGCCGTTGCCTCCCGGTGTTGCTGGCCATCTTGTTGCGTTAAAGAAAAGATATTGTCCACCACCGGTGGCAGGATTAATGTGAAGATCTTGGTCGTTGGTAGCAGTAATTAATGCAGGACCGGTATTGCCGGCATCGATAACAAGATTTTTATTTGTTGATAGATTTACTGTTAAGTCATTACCTGCAGGAGGTGTAATTTCACCAGCCTGAGCTAATGTCATGCCGTTCTTACCTACGGCGAATGTGGGTACGCTTGTACCTTTGGCATTGATAGTTACTGACATTCCTTCTCCTGTTCAGGTATAACCCTGTCTGAAACAATTCTGTTCCAGTCTAGATGAATCCTCAAGTTTACTGTATTTATCTTTCAGATAAATAGTTGAAAGGGGAATTGTGTATGCCACGCATCAGTTTATGGAATCCTGTGAAGGGAGATGATTATAATTTCGTTGATAGAACTATTGGCGAAAATTTCAGAATTGCCGGCGATGGTATTCTTGTGCATATGTACGAAGGTCCGACTACAGATGCCGAGGGAAATACAGATACCTCCTTAACAACAATTCAAGACGTTTTGTTTTTAACAAACAACAACAGAAAATATAATCCAAATGTGGTTGAACTAAAGGGTCATTACACACCGCAGGATGTCAATTACGATTTGTCACAGTTTGGTATTTTTCTGAGTTCAGATGTTATTCGAGTGCAATTTCACTATAATGACATGATGGATGCTTTAGGTAGAAAACTTATTGCAGGCGATGTTCTTGAATTTCCAAATATGAGGGATACACCTATCTTCGACAATGCTGTTGGAATCAACAGATACTATGTAGTCCAAGATGCGCTCTGGGCCGCGGGTGGCTATGGACAAAAATGGTTTCCACATATTTGGTTAGTTAGAGCCAAGCTCATGACTGCCTCGCAAGAATATCAACAGGTCATTGACCAGGCATCTACAGGGCAAACTGCCGGCGGTGTAGGACAAAGTATTGGCATAATGCCCGATGGATTTACAGATACTGCCGATGCTAACGGAAATCCCGGCGTTGGTTGCAATCCAGATATTAAAAATTCACTAGACTTATTCTGCAAGATTATCAAAATCACCGACGAAATTGTTAATGAAGCTGAACAAAATGCATTTTTTGATCCTAAGTTTTTCGAAAGTGCAAATTTGTATATCTATCTTGATGATAAGGGATACCCGGTTATAGGTAGTAATTATTTCAGTGGCGATGGTGCTCCACCAAACTGGTCTCCAGATTTGAATCAAGATCTGACACCTAGCGGCCCATTAGTTGGTGCAGGTGTAAGTTTCCCTCCCGGCATGCAAGATGGACAATATTATCTAAGACTCGATTATTTTCCAGAAAGATTATTTCAAAAGCAAGGTAATTGCTACAAACTAATAGAGGTTAATGTTTTGAAGGTTTGGACAGCATATAACAGAGTCCTTGATACATTCATCGACAATAACAAAGATACGGTTCTTTCAGATGGCACTGTTGTACCCGAAAAGCAAGCAATTTCTCAAGTTGTTAAGCAGAAGGTCGACCTATATGCTGAACGAAAAACTCAGACATTAGCCAGTGAGGCTGCAAGATCGGCGATCGCAGATCAACGTGCGGCCCTACGAGGTAACAGTTCAAACGAAGGAAGTCCGGGTGTGGCTGATCCACAGAATCCGGCAGCATAAAGGATTACAATGATTGTCTACAAGCATACATGCCTTGCTAATGGAAAATCCTATATAGGTCTTACAGTTAAGACTATGGAAGACCGCTGGGCGGAACATTGTTCGGATGCCAAAAGAAATAAAAAAAGAAAATTCTTTGCCGCCCTAAATAAATATGGTACGGAAAATTGGACACACGAAATTTTGTTCGAATCTAACAACGAGCAAGAAATTTTAGATAAAGAAGTTGAATTTATTGAAAAATTTGATTCTATCAAAAACGGATATAATACTTCTAAGGATAGATTTAGAACTGGCATTACACATAGAGAAGATTCTATTGAGAAGATGCGTGAGTCACAGAGGGTTGCACATGCCCGCAGACGGCAAAACGGCGGAGATAAACACCAACCGCATAAGAAACATATATGGGGTGTAGATCATCCAAGAAAGGGAAAAACTAATCCTAATTGTGGCCCAGAAAAGGGCAAATTAGGATGGAAACTAATCAATGACCAACGTGTTTGGTATCAGAAATAATAAGGGGGAGAGGAATGGACTTTTTTCTATGACGGTCAAGTAAGACGCTATCTTCTACAGTTTATGAGAATCTTTTCTGACATCAAAATCAGAAAAGGTCCAGATGCGAACGGCCTTTATACAATTCAGAGAGTTCCCATTATGTACGGCGATCCCTCGTGGATGGTTGCTCAGCTGATTAAGGGTGCAAGTGAAAATACAATGTTGCCTAATCCTATGTTTAGTGCATACATCGATAGCATTAAGTTGGCACCAAACAGAAGACAAGATACTCAATATGTTGGTAAAGTTTCGACTGTCGAAAGAGAGTTTGACAAACAAACTCAGACATACGGACCCGGTCCCGGTGTTAGACAAGACATTGAAAGATACATGCCTGTACCATATGATCTATATCTAAAGCTAGATGTATGGACACCAAATATCACAACAAAACTACAAATTTTTGAACAGATTTCGATAATCTTTAATCCGTCTATTCAACTTCAGCAGAATAGTAATCTACTCGACTGGACTAGCATTTTTGAGGTATGGCTTGAAGACTATACCTTCACAAATAGATCAATTCCACAAGGCAGTAACGACGAACGTGATGTCATGTCCTTTAAGTTTAAGGTGCCTATTTGGATTAACCCGCCGGCAAAACTAAAGAGAAGCAGTCTCATTGCAGAAATTGTTACCAACGTTTTCTATACAGCAGATGTAGGAGCCGATGCTGCTGAAATTCCCGGACACTATGACCCATTTAGAAATTGCCTAAGTGGCATACCGGTACAGATTATTACCACAGAGGGCAACTACAAAATTTCTGTTAAGAAAGGTGTGTCTTCCGACATCATTACATTGTTGAACGAGTACGGGCAAGAAGATCCGAATTTGAACTGGGCTAGCCTGTTTGAAAAGTACGGGCAAATTACCCCAGACATTACAAAAATTCGACTGAAGCTTGATCCAAACATTGATGTCACAGATACTGACATTATCGGCAACATAGAAATTAATCCTGCACAACAGGACGAATTATTTTTCAATGCCGATATTGATACGTTGCCTCCTGCAACAATTTCGCCAATTGCAGACATCATTGACCCAAAGGAAGTATGGCCGGGAAATGGTCTACCTGCCGCTGTTCCGGGCCAGAGATATCTTCTTACATCTGCCGACAGCGCAGGAGAGGAACCTGCAATTCCGCCCGGAGTTCTAACAAGTCCGTGGGGTTCTAATATTGTTGCATACCCTAATGATGTGATCGAATATAACGGTTCATCATGGTCTGTAGTATTTGATTCGAAAAATTCAACAGGTAAAAATTATGTCGTAAATAATGCTAATGCATCACAATATACATTTGATGCCGATACGCAAGAATGGACATACACCTATTACGGAACATATGCACCAGGATACTGGCGTGTCGATAACATTATACAGGCGCCAGATGGAACCACAATCAATAATTACGAATAAGACCGGTGTCGGTACTATTTTTATCTCAACAAAGACCAACAGAGTTCTTCTAAATCTCAGAGCCCCGCACAAGACACATTCAATGTGTTGGGCGCTCTGGGGCGGCATGATGGAAGACGGTGAACAACCGAGAGAAGCTCTAATTAGAGAACTTACAGAAGAAATGGGCTTTGAACCCGATATTGAAAAGATCTATCCCTTTGATGTTTATCAAAGTAAGGATAAGCATTTCAAATACTACAGTTTTGTTTGCGTAGTATCTGATGAATTTGTACCTATTCTAAATCAAGAAAGTTGTGGGTACTGCTGGATTGACCTTGGGCAATGGCCTAAACCAATGCACCAAGGTGCTAAAATTAGTTTCTGCAACAATAAAGCTATCGATAAGATTAAGCTAATTGTTGCTCAACACATCAACGACGTCTAACTTCGTAAACAACCTCAAAATCAGAGCACTCATAGAACATCTGCGGTGTCAGATACTTACGTGCTTTGATCATTCGCTCAAATTCGGCAAAATTTGTGGCATAGTCCGGGTCAGCTTGCAATGCTGTTCGTACTAGCTCAACACAGCTCAGCGCCTTATCGCTCTTAAGATCAAATAGATTATCATACGGCTTTCCAAGTTCTGTTTTAGCCTTATCGAGAACTGCGGGCCAATCTTCAATAGTCATATTCTTTGGCTTCAACAAAACAACACCATTGCAATCAAATACATCATTGAAATGCGATGTTGTTACGCCTTTTCCTATTGCTTCAATCAACAAGAAATCATCATCTGTCTTAACTTCATCTTCGAGATTCATTAAGGCATGCGACCAGTAACTAAATTTTCCTGTAAGGAAAAAATTAGCAAAAGCAATCATGTATGTAGATAAATGATTGTTTCTCCTTGTAAGAATTACATAATAATTTGGAGTAATTAATTCTCTAATTTTATCTTGTTCTTCTTTGATTAGAAGGTTCTTTGGTCGCCAGTGTATTTTTCCAAAGAACTCGACTGTTTCAACCCAAACCCTTTGAAAAATATTCATTGCTTTATTCTCCGTAAATTTTCGGCCAGCCTGATAGATAATCATAATTTGCCGGATCCGAACTTGCCATCATTGCTACTCTCTTTTGCTCTGCAACCGTAAAAATTGCTATATCTGATGCGCCGGCCGCCTGGAAAACTTGCATCGCAATTGTAGGGGTCATACTGATGAATGATCCGCTCATTGTTTTCCACATCAGTGGTTGTGGCATACTTGCACCCATCATGACTAGACCAATTTGTTGTGTTCTTGAAAATGTATCGGAGTGAAACCAGTAGTCTGTCCCGCTAATCGTAACTTTATATCCACCCTCGAGCTTTCGTCTATCACGTTCTTGCTTAATCAATTCCCACATGTCTAGGCGATAATCTTCAAACGCCCAATTATCTAGCTGAGCCTTGGTAGGTAATGGGTCTCCACCTTGCCATGTGATATTATTGTATTCAAATGGATCACCAATACAATGCGCTTGTACTGTAGGAAATCCCTTTCCCAAGATTTCCATATAATCATAAACTAATGCCATTTTTATCCTTTAGAATTCTTCAAGTAACCATCCAGAATTTAACCCACCGTATGTATTTTCTGTTGAACGTCTATTAACATACCAGGTGTTAGCCGAAGTTCCATATCTAATACTATAGGTAATGCTACTTGTTGTGGCAGGCGAATCGGTAATACAGAACGAAATTGTTGCAGAGTTACCGCCCGACGAAAATGTTTGAACTGCTGCACCAAGATACGTAGTACCTCTAAAAAATGCTGCTGTATGCACGTTATTGTTAGTAGAAGCAGAAGCAGGAACCGAAAAGGACATGCAATATTTTGTCGACGTGCTCGGTGGTGTAACCGTTATTGATACAAGTTCTGTGCCGCCTGCTTGCACAAATCCATAAGGAATTCTTGCAAGAGATTGTATACCGATTGCTAACGAATTGTTAGCAGTAGATGAAGTTTCAGCACCTGAACCAATTGCTACAGAATCAAGTGCCTGAGCAGCAGGTGGTGTAAATCCATTTACTTTTTCATCATATAGATTAGGACGAACCGCAATAACATCCCATGTGGTTCCGTTATATCTGTAAATTGAGTCACCGTTTGTGACTGCCTGGTCGATATAGATAGCGCCAATATTATCTGTACCTGCCGGAGCACCAACACTTTCTCTAATACTTGGTGCGCCACCAGCATTAATAACCTGAAGCTGATTTGTTACGTTGCCTAAACCTGCTTGTGCAGGTGTAATAGAAATTGGTGCATTTACTGCGTTAGTAAGTTGACCTGTGGCATTAACTGTAAAAACACCAACTGTTGATGCTGAACCATATGTTCCAGGAATAACGCCAGTAGGTGATAATCCTGCATTCTGCCAAGAGAGAACACCTGCGCCATTAGTTGTTAAAACCTGTCCCGGCGACCCCGTAGTAATAGGATATTGATTACCCGAAATAGTTACAGGGTTCGAACCGTTAGCTATAGGAAAATTGTTAGTGTTTAGGGCACCACCAAGCGAGGGTGTCAGATCTAGGACTAAATCCGTATTATGACCTAATAGCGTACTGACTTTAATTGCCATTTCTTAATCCTAGTTTACGAGTATGTTGCATTCAAGGTGTACCATTGTGTCGACGAAACTGAGAAGAACATAATTCTTGCGCCAACCGGTAACGAAAATGCTGTACCGACACCAAGCGAATCAATTTGAGCTGATGCCGAATCCGGATATACATTTAGTGCATTTGCACCAGTGTTTACTACAATAATCGACATACCGCCTGTTGTAGGCATTAAGGACACACCTGTTCCGGCTGCAACAGTCGAAACAACGTTGAAATCTTTAGTTAAATCTGTTGCGGTTGCAAGTGTTGCACCGGCTGCAGAAATACCTGTCTGAACACTTCTAATTAGATTTCCAGAAACTGTTTCATTACCAGACACGGAAAGACTTGTTAATGTACCTACGCTCGTTAGACTCGAGTTAACAACAGAAGCATTCAATGTTGTTCCGGTCAGTGTTCCGGCTGCGGCTGTAACTGTACCAGATCCACCTAGCGAGATAGTTGTTCCATTTATAGTAATAGAACTATTCTGCCATGACGGACTTGTACCTGCACCGTTAGAGGCAAGAACCTGTCCTGCCGAACCGGCAGAACCGTTAATTGTGAAATCACCTGCAGAACCAATTGCAAGTCGCGATGTTCCGTTTGTCTTTAGGGTAATTGTTGTATCAGATTGCAGTTCTAAAGCTTGGCCGGTTTGTGCTGCAATAACACCTGTGGATGCTGTACCAACTGATAGTGTACCTGTTCCGTCGTTGTATGTAAGGCCTGCACTAAATGTTGTTGTGCTAGGTGCGGACTGGAACGGAACTTGATTTGCTAATCCACCAGACAAGTTTGTTGCTGTTCCAACTATACCCGAAACAGAAATTGTTACGTTACCTGTTGCACCAGAAAGAGAAACGTTTGTTCCTGCAATTAACGATGTGACACCCGTATTCGAAATTGTAATATTACCGGTAGAACTCGATACCGAAATGCCAGATCCTGCGGTGTTACTTAGAACACCTGTATTTGAAATTGTTACGTTACCTGTTGCTCCAGAAACACCAATTCCTGTACCTGCAACATTACTTAGAACACCTGTGTTTGAGATAACGTTAGATGCAACATTGATACCAGAACCACCTGTATATGTTCCAGATCCTGCAAGCTGCGTGAACACAATATTATCTGTGCCAACAATAATGTGATCAGGACTTGTACCTGTGCCGACATTTGTCTGGACCCATTGTGTTCCGCCTAGTGTTCCCTCTTGGACATACATGAAGTCACCTGCTGCAACCTCACTTGTTGGTGAGCCATCAAAATCCGATGCTCTTGTTAAAATCCAGGGAGTTCCTGCGCTACCCAATTGAGTAACTACATAGATACCGTTTTGAATCTGGCTTGCTTGGTTTTTAACCAATACGCGGCTGTTTATTGCAAGACTTGCGTAGCCGCCAACTGTGCCAATAGCTCCGTTGACGTTTGCGGTTAACGTTGCACCAACACCCGAAACACCGTTGTTATATGTGCAGGCAGGTAATGCAGCGGTTGTTCCAGTTTCGCAAGAAGCATGTGCGTTAAGACCAGAAGCAACATCATCAACATATTGCTTAGTTGCTGCCTGAAGACCTGTTGACGGGGCGCCGCTTAGAATCAGCGGACCAGTCATTGTATCGCCGGCTTTGTTTACCGGAACATATGGAAGGCCGGCCATTGTACGCCACAAAGTTCCGCTAACTCTTTGATAGACTACATTAGGTCCTAGAACTTGTTGTCCAGGATAAACTGCTGTATCACCAGGGCCTGGCGGATAAGGATACAACAAATTTAATTGTGAAGAAGTTAGTGTATCGCTTCCAAGTACACTAGGCATTACCGAGTATTGATACTCTAAAACGTTTGCTGAACTAGCACCAAGGTACATTCCTGGGACAGGAGTTGTTTGTGGCCAAACGGCATTCTTTAGAACAATATCCCCCGTCCCGGTTGGCTGAAGACTAATGTCTCCATTGATACCCGGGGAGAGTATAAGATCGGTATTTGCTTCGGTATAGATGATGCCATCGGCAAGCGGATCGTTACCTACCTGAAGCTCTTTCGTGACACTGACGCGGCCCATAACGTCCATGTTCATGTCATAGGCGGGATTGGAAGCTTCGTAAATTAGTTGTCCGCTTTGAACTTTAATTCTCTGAACCATATAGAGTTTACCTACCGTTTCATATATTTATCAAGAGATAAAGAAACAAGAGGCCACAAAAAAAGGGCTACCCGAAGGTAGCCCAAGGACTTCTCTAAACCAGGAGAGTCGGTTTAGTAGAACTTCAATGTCGACGAATCGATACCAACCTTGCTTAGGTAGTCAGCTGCGTTACCGAAGCTGTTAGCTGTGTTGGTTAGTTCTAGGTAGCCATAGCGTGTCATGAACGATACAACTGGCTCGAATGTTTGTGGATCCATAACTGGACCAACGCTCATTAGAGGGATGTATGGGCAGTAGTAAGCTGCGGCGTCAGTTTCTGTAGGACCCTTGTAGCCCAATAGAACTGGATCACCATCGCTAGCGTACTGGTTAACATATACGCGCATTGTGCTGTTCAATGTACCAACAAACTTTGTGTTTGTAGGTGCTTCGAAGGTACCTTCAGTTGTACGTGCGAACGAAGATGTTGTTGCGGACTGGAGGATTGTTAGCGCGGTTGGCGAAACAACGGCCCAGTTAGCAGCACCACGACGTGTACGTGCAGCGATAAGGTTAGCTTGCTGGTTGATCATAACTGCTAGAGCAGCCATTTCATCACCAACATATGTAGCAGTACCCGATACAGCGGCCTGGTTGAATGTTGTTGGAGCGACTGGAACCAATGCACCTAGCTTGAAGAGCAGTTCCTGGTCGATTTCAACTGTGATTTCTTGTGCAAGAGCTTGCATGATTTCTGCTTCGATGTCGATACCGTGGATAGCATTAGCATCTTGTGCAGCCTCGAAAGTCCAGCGAGCCGACAACTTACGTGTCTTAGCTTCAACTGTTTCTTTCAAGATTTGGATGCTCATCTTGTTACCAGGTACGCCTTCCATACGTGCTGTCGATGCAGCAGCAGGGTCAGCTTGCACTTCGTTACCCGAATATGCCTTAGCAATTTCGAATGGACCTAGTGCTTCTGTACCAGCAGTAACGCCAGCAGCGGTATTTGCGTAGCGAACACGCAAGGTGTGGATTTGACCGACGGGGCCTGTCATAGGCTGAACACCCATGATTTCGTTAGCGATAACGGTAGGCATAACACGACGGATTAGGGGTAGCATCACCTTGTTTAGTACAGCGATGTTACCGGCTTGGGTAGCGCCTGCGGTAGCCGATTCAGCCAAGTAACGACGAGTATTTTCAAATACAACGTCCATCGACTGACGACGGTTTCCCGAAAGGCCTTCTAGAAGGGCTTCTTTAGTTGCGGCCCAGTTTGACTCAAATAGCTTTGTTGCCATTGTAAATATCTCCTAAATTACTTTCTGATTCCGGCTAGGGACAAAATATGTTTCAATTCCGAAGTCTCATCTGAAACTTCTTGAGTGGCTGGTACCACTCTATCGCCTGTCTTGGCAGACAATGTTGCTTCATTTAGCTGTGGCTTAACTGCCGCAGGCTTACTTACCGAAGCCTCATTTAGAACGCTTGGTAGATACTTGTTGTATGCACCTTGCAAATTCTTTGTCTGTACCGATTCAAGCAATTCCTTCATAACTCCTTGCTTATCCTTCGATAGTGGTGCAAGAAGTTCGTTCATCACACGCTGTCTCTCAACGAGATCTTGTGTTGCTTTTAGCTTGGTGTCCATCGACTCTAGGATGGTCTTGTTCTTCTTAACGGATTCGCTAAGTGTTGCAAGTTCCTTTTCCTTCGATTCTAGAACCTTCTGAAGCTTACGCAATTCAGTACCTTCGTTCAGATACGATGTCATGAATTCAGCAGCGAATGTCTCAAACATCTTACGACCGAAATCGTTTTCACGGGCAACACGAATGTCTTCCTTGAACTGACCAATTTCTGTACGCAGAGCCTTTTCAATATTAGACTCGATGATTGTTGCTGCACGCTTGATGAATTGTGCCTTGGTTTCTTGTAGCTTTTGCTTACCTTCGGTAACCATCTTTACCTTCTGCTCAACTAGGGACTTCTTGTCGGCGCGGAACTCGCGAATTTCTTCAGCAAGTTGCTTCAATAGGAAGTTTTCTAGTTTTCTGAAGTTTTCCTTCATAGCAGACTTTTCAGCGTGAAGTTCCTTGACTTCCTTAGCTACTGCTTCTGTGATGAACTTGTTTAGCATTCCTGTGTGTTCTGATAGCTTGCTCTTGTAAGCAATTCTTTCAGCGACAAGTTTTCTCTTGTCTTCAGCGAATTCTTCGAGTTCTGCTTTAACTTTGTCTGAGAGGAATCGATCCATTGATTCGACTAGGACACCCTTGTCATGTTCAAATTTGCGAGCAAATTCCTCACGGAGTGTTGCTGCTACTTCTTCACGTGCTTCGGCGATCTTAGATTCCCATAGGCCAACAATCTGGCTTCTAGCTTCTTCAGATAGGTTAATGCTTTCACTCAAGATCTCATCAATTTTCTTTGCCATCTTGAGTTCTCCTTAAACTTTTAGCTCTCTAATAAGTCTTTGAATGTCTTTAACAAGCTGTTTCTGTGCAGCGGCTTCGGTCAACGCTTCCTTAGCGGTTGTGTAAACGCGAGAACCACCCTTCATGTTAAAAAGACTTTCGTAAATTGTTCTAGGAAATGCATTTGGAGCACTTGGTTGTGCCACAATGTCAACAGTAACAATTTCGAATTCCGAGACTGTACCGTCATCATTAACATTACCAGAACCACGGCTGGAGACGCCCAACTTTGCGCCCGATTGCAACAGTGTCTTTACAATGTTGCCCATCGGAGTTGGAACAATCTTCAGTTTACCGTATCCGTCTGCACCATCCATCCACATTTCTGTAATTAGATGGCTTACTCGATCAAGGTTAATGGAAAGCTCTTCCGGGTGGTCGAGCTCGCCCATTACTGATTGACCAGTTTGCAATTTTTCTGTGATAAAGTTAACGGCGCGGGCAATCTCACGAACTGGATAAACACGTTGATTCTGGTTACGCACATCACCTTGGATGAAGATACCCTTCATGCAAAGATCCTTGCCACCCGTCATCTTGTTATCCTCTTCGAGGAGTTGAACGTGTGCTCTATCAAAAGACAGATACTCGTACAGTTTATTTGCCATTTTCACCGTTTACTCCTTAAGATGGCTTCTTTGTTAGAGGAGACTTTGTGAATCCTGGGCCAGCTGCCTTACCACCTGTAAACTTAGGTGTTGTATCAGCCTTAACGCCATTCTTCTTTGGCTCTAGTCCGACATTGTCAGTAATAGTTTCGTCCTTAGCGGAGTCACCGTTATACTTGCCGTACTCGCCGCCTGTTCCACCGTTGCCGCCAATCTTTGTTGGCTTGCCACCGTAATCCTTGCGTGCAGGAATATTTGTGTAAGGAGACTTATTCTGCTCAGCGCCAAGAGTCATACCCTTGCCTGTACCTACTAGCTTGGCTGTACCCTTTTGACCGGTATCAGCAACCTTTTGTAGGAAAGCAGTTTCTTCATCAACCTTCTTGTCCTTCTTAGCGTCCTTGGCTTCTGGAGCCTTGGCTAGCTTAGAGTCCTTCTTCTTTTCGTGCATTACTGCAACTACTTCACCAACAACCTTTTCATCAGGTCCACCGAAGTCAGGCATACCTGCATCATCTGCTGGTTCTGCATCCATTTCGGCACCAAACTCGTCGCCCATTTCGGCGCCAAGATCGGCGTGGTTAGGTTCCATCATTTCTTCGCCCATTAGTGCGTCGAATTCGGCACGTAGTTCAGCAAGTTGAGACTCTAGGTCTTCTAGACGATCTTCAGTGCTGCCTTCGCCTGCACCTTCTTCGCCAGCTTCGCCTTCGTCTTCTGCGTCATCTTCGGCGGCTCCTTCACCGGACTCTTCGTCAGAGCCAGCTTCACCGTCGTTCTGTTCATCAGAATCAACTTCTTCCTTATCGGAAGCAATTTCATCTGTGAAGTCTTTGTTTGGTTCACCACCAACTTCATCAGCTTCTGCTAGTTCGTCCTTTTGTGCAACATCGGCTTCTTCGTCAACGATGCTTTCATAAATGGTACGAGCTTTTTCGACAATAATCTGATGGAGAAGTTCAGCGGCCTGGTCTTGATCTTCTGAAAGAAGAAGGTCAAGTACCTTTTCAAGCTTCTGTTGTTGTGACATTCCCAATCTCTCCTTGATTAGTTAAAGTTCCAAAATTCCACTTTAAGTGGTATTCTAGGTATTTAACCCGGAGTTAGGGATTTAGGTGGGAAATGGCCTAAAAAGAGGCCATTTTGATTTTGTAGTTCGACAAACTTATTTAGTCTGGTCGAGCAGTCAATAAAAAACTGCTTTATAGGCCTGGGCCGCCGCCTTCGGGCTGAGCCGATACACCATACATATCTGGCAAGAAATTTAGATGCTGGGCTTGTTCTAAACGCTCAGCATCTCGAGATTTTCTAAGTTTTTGTAGGTGAGTCATGGTCAGGCGTGGACGACGAGTATCATCCATTTTTGCCTGACCAAGCTGGTCATCAGCAGGATTGTAAAATTCAACTAATAGATCTTTAGCTTTCATATCTATATTTATTACTGGCCGCCGAAATTATCAACTTCGCTATCGGTGACTCCAGTATCTCCCATGCCTGGTTCTTCGTCACCTAATTCGTCATCGGGTGACATATTATCAATTCCAGAACTTGTAATGCCAACATCAGATAGTCCAGCAGGTGCGCTGCCACCAGGACCACCTTGCTGTTCTGGTGCAAACGATTTTGTGAGTCTGCTACGTTCTTCTTTCCACATACGTTCGTTTTCAGCAAGTTGTGCATCAGTCCAGCCCAGGTATGTCTTAAGAATAAATCTCTTCGAAATAAATCCAACATCCATTAGGACCGTAAAGGTGTTAATTCTTGCCGAGTCAAGTTCAAGTTGTCGATATTCAGAGAACGATTGTGGTTCTGTAAATTCAAGTTCAAATAAACTATTATCAATTGTAACACCGCGGTGCTTCAAGAATAGCTTAAATTCCATATCAAGAGGCTCAACAATAATTTGTTGATATCTTGAAACTACCTTAGCAAATCTAAATTCCTGAATAAATGCAGTACCCACTCTGCCGTCATTAACCGCTGCTGTACCATCCTCCGGACCTGTCGGCAAGTACGAACTTGGTACACCAAGGGCGCGAAGCATCTTATTGTTGAAATAACGCAAATCATCAATATCCCCAAGATTTTCACCACCTGGGAGAACTTCAACTTTAGATCCACGGCCTTCGCTTGTTACAGCAAAGAAATAGTCTTCCAAGATAGACATAGGATTGTAGGTTGAATCAACCACGTTAGCGCCGCCGCCAGTTCTACTTGGAATACGCTTTTGCTGAACTTCATAACGAATACGTTCAAGGTACTGTTGTGCCTTGTTTGGAGGCATAGTACCGACGTCAATAAAGAACACACGTCGCTCTGGAGCGCGGTGAACACGGTAAATCAAAATAGCATCTTCAAGCAATTCTTTTTGCTTGTAGACTTTGAAAATTTGCTCAAGAATGCTTAAACCGAATGGCCATGCTTGATTCATACCATCGGTTAACGAAAGCTGAAGAATGTGTTCGGCATCAACTGGTGTTGCACTACCATCTTGATAGTTAGCTGTTCCTGCACCACCGAATCCGCCTGAAACATAATTCATGTTACCCTGCATAGGTGGAGAGAAAACAATGCTATTAGATCCGTATGCCTGATTTGCTACCTTGTTCAACTGATTTGTTGCAACAAGATTTTTCATGTTCAGGTCAATATCCTTGATGTAATAGCTTTCAATCTTCTTGCCATCGCTTTCATTGACAATTACTTTTTCAACCTTAGCAGGATCAATCCAATAAAGCTTAAATGTTTCTGGATCACGCAAGAAAAATTGATCGCCATAAACTAAAGTAGATCTAAACATTCTCCATAGACGTCGTGTTAGCTTGTTAAGTCTAATCCATTGCCCGAGAGATTTTTCTAGAATCTGAATTTCAGATGGAGTTGGTTCCTCGTTGTACTTGATTACCAACGGTTGTTGAGTTACTCCATCGGGTTCGGTACCGAAGTCTGCAATTGTATCAAGTGCCGCGCTGATTTCATGATCATAATTCATTTGATCATATACAGAATATCTTTGTAGGCGGTCAGGCGGACCAGAATATACTTCTGGCAGCCAGTTACTATACTTCGATGTCGAAGCATAAGCCGACGTCGAATCAATTTGTCTTTGGTTTGCCGGTAATACAGAGTTAACCGGCTTGAAGAACTTTTTCCAGGTCATGCGCTATTCCTTGCATATCTTAGGATATCTTTGTTCACAGATACAAGACTGTTTGTACTCAATAGAATTTGTTCTAGCAGAGACCCCTGATACGTGAGCAAGTTATTTATGTCAGAATTTTTATCTGGTTTCTTAATTCCCGTTGGCAAAACTGAGGATACTGTAGAAGTAGGCATTGCTGCATTTCCAGGTGAACCATCTGCCGAGGTTGTTACAGTAGAAGGACTCGAAATTGTAGTTGCAGCAGGTGCCTTAGGAACTGACATGCCTTGCGGCGGTGTTACAGGTGTAACAACCTGAACAGGAACCGGTGCAGCCTTTGATGGCTCAGACGTCGGTTTTGCAGAATCGGTTCTAGGCCCTTCTTTTTTCTCTTCGTCTCCGCCAATTAATCCAAATGTTACAGAATTTGCAAACCTCTTTAGAATTGTCTTTAACACTTCAATTAGAGAATCTGTAAAACTCGATACTTCGTTGAAAATATACTTAACCCTATCCTTGACTGCTATGAAATAATCACCTATTTCCTTTAAGAAAGGCATATATGATAGAAATTTATTTCCGATACCTTTAATAGAATCAAGAACAACATCAAACCCAGATGCTATCCATTTTCCGGCATCTGTCATCTTACCATAGATAAAGTCGCCTGCACCCTTAATAAATCCTGCAACAGTGTCAAACGCCGATGAGATCCATTTACCTACTCCCATCATACTATCATAAAGCCAGCTACCAAATTCTGAAAATTTGTTGCCTATAGTTTTTCCCATATCGACAACCCAATCGATAGACTTATCGAATGCGCTAAAGAATGAATCCATTGCATCATTGAACCAATCAAAGCTGCTTAATGTTTCGTACAGGACAGATCCAATTGCCTTACCTAATTCAAATGCGGCATATAGTGCTGCAAGAGGACCGAGAAAACGTAGAAAGAATCCACCAATACGACCAAGGATAGAACCAACAGAACCTGCTGAACTTGCAACCCTGCCAATAACAGAGCCAATTGATTTACCTGCTTTTAGAATTAAAGATCCTGCACTTGCAATACCTCTACCAATGCCTGTTACAGCACGGCCTAGCATTGAAGCACCACCTTTAAGAATATCAAAAATAGTACCTAATGTTTTCTTTCCAACAACAAGCGAGGAAATTAATCCGGCAATAATTAACCCGACGCCGACCCAGCTTCTTGTTTCAGCTTCAAACGCTGCAATTGATCTATCAATTGCACCATTTAGTAATGTTAGACCCTTGGTAACAAGATCAACTTGTTTTTCAAGTGGGAAGAATGCCTTCTGTAATGTTGCGGCAAAACTTTCCATTTGTGTTTGCAGACCAGCAATTGATGCTTGTGTCCTTGTAGCATTATCTTGTTGGCCTTCAGTTGCTTTTGAAACTGAACGTCCTTGCTGATAGAATGCATTTAGAATTCGTGCTGCTTCTTCGCCGCCCTGTCCTAGCAAGTTTGTTAGGTTACCCATTCTGCCAGTTTGTTGTTCAATGTATCCGGACAATGCTGAGAATTTCTTTTGAAATTCTACAGGGTCCATATTCATCATACCCTTGGCAAGAGCATCCATTTGTTGTGCTACATCACCAAGGCCTGCCTGTACTAATTCATTGTAGCCCTTAACCTGTGCAGGGTTAGCAGCGGAGGCCAACTGCATAAACATATCACGCAAGCCCGAATCCTTAATACCTGATGCAGCCGCATTTAATTTGTCGGCAGCCTCTTTACCGTACTTTGCAAATACAAATGCTGACTCAGTGGACTTAGATGTTGCTTTTAGATTTTCTTGTAACTGTTCTCTAGATAGGCCAACTGTCTGTGAAAGTTTTCCAAGTTGAGCACCTAGCTTGATAGCATCAGCTGCAATCTGGTCAGCTGATTTATTTCTAATGTCAGCATAGCCCATTTCAGATTCCATTAAGGTACCGATGAGTTCTGCCTGTGCCTCGCTGCTATACCCAAGGGCTTGCAATCTCGTATTTGTCATTGCGATAGACTTTGCAAATTTCACAAAGCCCACAGCGTTAACAGTTGATGCATACTTTTCTGCAACCTTCTGCAAGGTCTGTAATCTTAATCCTGTGAGATTAACTACCTGATTAAGAGTTTCAAATCCGCTTGCTGTGCTGTTCTGCCCGTTCATAACGTTGATACCGGATTGATACATCGAATCATATACATCAATGTAATCCTTGTACACACCAAGAACATTATTACCAACAGACGCAATGGCACCAAAGATGAGAGACATTTTCTCATCTTGTGCTTTCTTTTTCTTGCCACGTAGAAGTTCTTCTTTTTCATCCTTCTCGAGGTCTTTATTGCGCTTGCGCTTCTTTGCATCTTCTTCGTTGTTACGCTTCAGATTCTTTGCAAGCTTGTCTAATTCATCGTTTACTTTTTTTGCATCTTCGGGCGACAGTTTATTACTACCGGCCCCACTTCCTGATCCCATTTTCTTAATGGCATCAAATATCTTTGACTGAACATCAAATGATTTTCTTAGATATTTTTCAATCTGTAAGGCCGTAGATTCTGTAGCCCAGGGCGGCAGCTCAGAAAATGCATCTGTAAACGCACCGCTCGACGCGCCGGTTATAAAGACAGAATTATCAGCCATAAAATTCTTCGGTTAAGTCCCGTGATAAATAAAAGAAACAGTAATCAAATACTATTTATCAAAGTATTTTCAGAGGAACAATTATGGAACATCCACAGATGCCACCGCAGAACCCGCTAAAGCAATTCTTTAGGCAAGTAAAGCTTTACATGAAGATTCCGAGCAGCCTGTCAAACGACCATTATTACAAACCCGGAGTTATTAACTATACAGATTCCGGCGAAATTGGAATTTTGCCAATGACTGGTAAGGACGAACTAGCACTAAAGAATCCAGATGCCCTACTAAACGGTGAAGCTCTAATCGAAGTTATTTCAAGCTGTGTCCCTGCTGTTAAGAATCCAAAAGAACTTTTAACAAACGACATCGATGCGCTGATTACAGCAATTCGTTATGCAACGTATAACGACACTCTCGAAACTGAGCTAAAGTGCCCAAATTGTGGTCACGAGAATGTTTTCAAGCTTGACTTGCAGTATGCGCTTGATAATATGTCTTACCTTGAGGCTGAATACTTTGTTAACCTCGAAAATGGCCTAACTGTTTTCTTAAAGCCATATAATTTCCCGGATCTTTTAAAGGCATTACACGCGCAATTTGAGCAGGCCAAACTAGCAAGAGCCATTGAGAGCGAGACAATAACCGACGAAAAAAGGTCAGAGATTTTTACTAAGGCGTTCAAAGACATCGCTGTAACCAAATTCGACCTAATGTGCAGTGCTGTAACAAAGGTTATCGGCGAGCAACAAGGTATTCAAGTTACTGAAAAACGCTTCATTAAGGAGTTCTTGCAGAACATCGACAAGAAGAGTGTAGATCGCATTAGCGATCTCATTGACGAAATTAACAAGATTGGTATTAAGCGTACATTCACAGCTAAATGCGAAAAGTGCGAACATACCTGGGAAAGCGAGATTGACTTCAACCCTGTAAATTTTTCTTAAGGTCGCTAATTTTTCTCCCACCTGATAAGCTAGCCGACCTTATTAATTCATACATTAAAGATGGGGTTGCCTTAAAAGAACAGATTACAGATATCTGTTACTTCATGCAAGGCGGCCTCGAATGGAATACTGCTTGGGGACTATCTTTTGAAGATAGAGAAATTATCGTAAAGAGATTGAATAAGAGACTTAAGGAACAAAATCCTAACGCCAAGGAATACATGTAAGGAAACAAGGCCATGCAAAAAAAGACGGACATCAACGAACTAGACATTCCTGTCGACGATGTCGAATGCTGGGAAAGATACCCTAAACATCATTGGGTCTATGATCTGTCAAGATTACTTGATGCTCAGAACATAAGATGGAGCCCATACGAAGTGGAAGGATTCGAACGAGAAGTCAATATGACCCTAAATACTGATCGTGCTTTGATCAGACAACCCGGCTTTATCTATATGAAGAAACCCGAAGGGCGTAAACTCTACACAGAGGTCTACATCGCTAAGGGCGAAATCAAGCATATGCGTCACATTGACCCGGAAACAGGCAAAGAACTTGCACAGCTCATTGGGGAAGTAGAACTAAGACTCAGTGCTTTTGTCACTTTGTATTTTGTCAGATTCACTGGTGTCATCACAGCCGAAACCTACAGCAACGAGATCCACAGAATCCAACTAAGACCACAGTCAGATCTATCCCAAGAAGAAAACGCTAACATTGTCAAACTCGCGAAGCGTATTTACAAAAAGACCGAAATCACATTAAGCGGTCTTACAGACCGAGCCCTTCATAACGAACTTGCTTCGTAAACTACGCGGCGTTCGTTATTTCGTGCTGTTTAAGAAAAACTCAAGAACTACAAGATAAAAACTTGACGGTAGAGTCAGAGAAAGGGTATCGTAACAAGATCCAAAAAAACCTTGTTACGATACCCTTCTTCTTGGCCGCTTGACAGCATCACCAGAGACTGAAACAGACTATTCTTGGAAGCATTGGATTGATTATGTCAGCTTCCCGCGTTACTGCGGCCTGTTAGGGGGACGAGTAGGTTTACCTACACAAATCCTCGCGGCATATTGCGATTCCTCTTCAGTCAGTAATCGCGCCGCCCATGGGCCATACCTTTCTATCACATACCCACGGCAAATTTCAATTCACTTCGCTTACGCAGGGTGCATGGTGTCAGCCGGGTTAGGGGTCCGTCCTGTTTCTTCGAAGTTTGCCATTGCACACCCAATGGACCTGGCTGTTGCGCTCCATTCCGAACGACACGCCGGCGAAATTATTAACTTGGCTCGCCAACCTTAATTGTGATGGTCTTTAGACTATTGTGCTTGTGTTTCGCTACTTTGGGAATTTTTTGAGGATTGGGTTTTTGTGTAATTGTAGTTTTGATTGTGTAAAACCTAGATGCTGTTGTCCTTGTACGTTCACGGGGCGCATCACTCCCGCTATCTATGATTGAACAGTTTATGAACTGTTACTCGTATTTAGCCTCTTAGCAGAGCACAGGGCAAGAATATTGAGCGCAAAACAAAAGGGCCCCTTAGGGGCCCTGTATTTGTGTAGATTGTGCTTACTCGAAGCTCACAGCCGGGTTCGTGGTAAACGCACGCATCTCATCAATGCGTCTTAGCCAGCCCTTTAAAAAACGTTCCTGCGATGGCTTGTTAGCAACAATGTCGCGATAGAACTGTTCTCTCAAATCGCAGACTTTTTCGCAGATCCAAATTGGATCCTGCTCCGAAATTGCTGTTAGTGTCTTTTCGCCGATAATACCGTCAGCTGTTGCACCTACTGCGCTTTGTAGGAATTTTTTAGCGCGGACGACGCCATGATTTACACAGCCGTCAAAATGGAGGACCGCAACACGACCTTTTAGTCTGTCACAGCCACCTGTCATCCAATAGCGGTCGTAATATACAGCCTTAGCCTTAGCCCAGGTAAGATGAGTGATGTCGAGATCCGGGTTGGCGTTTTTTGCAACGCCGAATTTTGTTTCTCCGCCACGATCCAGCGGGTCATCTACATAACCTACTGCTTTTCGTTGAGCCGGTGTATCGACAAGACCTGCTTCTACCTCAGGTGTTAGCTTCCAGAAGCCACCTACTTCGTATAACATGGCATGATCGACTGCTTTTTCAAATGCTAATGAATACATGTTACCTCCTTTATTTCAACTATTTATAACTCCAGATAAATAATGAAAAGTGGGGATTTAATATGCCATCAAAAAGTAAGGCTAAAGGTAATGCCTGGGAATTAGATGTTGCAAAGTTTCTAACGGAGACATATGGAGAAACGTTTATACGAATACCATCGTCGGGGGCGTTTGTGGGCGGAAAGAATGCGACTCGTAAGGGTATGCTTGGGGAGGCGCAACTTCAAAGCAAGAAGGGTGACATACATCCACCACAAACTTGGAAATTTTGGAACATAGAATGTAAGAGCTATGCGGATTTTCCGTTTCACCAGCTCTGGTATGCAGACGTGAAAATCCTCGACGCCTGGATTCAACAACAGAAAGACGTCGAGGACGAGGGAGATCTAAATTTGATCTTGATTAAGATTACACGGAAAGAGAAGTGGGTTGTATTTCCTGCAAATCTTGAGTTTGAATCTGATCGCCATCTTCTGTACAAGGGATGGAAATTTGTTCATTGGGATCAATTTTGGGAGAAGGAACAGAATCGTCTTCTTGTGAAGAAATATTCGTTGGAAGGCTGTTTGGAGAAGTGTGCTGTTTAGACGCCTTTTTATAATCTCCAGCAAGCCTTGATTTCTGTGCATGGCAGATCTTACATAGAGTTTCAACATTAGACGGAAGATTGTGTAAATGATTTCCGTCTTTGTGATCCAATTCCAGAACCCAAGAACCGTGAATAGTTGATGTGCATGGAAAACCTAAATGCCCATCTCTATTTTCACAATAATCTTTCTTATGGGCGGTAACGCCTTCTTTTAAAGCTTTCTTCCCGTAGCTTGCTTCGTGGCAGGGAGAACATACTGTTCTAATTTCCCTGCCCTTTTCTTCTCCAATAATACCTCTAAAAATAGCCACAGGGTTGTGACAACCGTAGTTGATACATTGTGGCCTAAAAGTTCGATCGGCGTCAGGGAAACGATATGGTTCGTTCCATGTTATATTTCCCCGATCGTCGTATGAGTAAGCTTCATAGCCATCTGCTGTTACAGTCTCAAGAAATAGTGCTTTCTTAGATTTTTTCTTATTCTTAGCCATTTTATTCGTTTGTATCCGCTGTTTCGAAGCTAGTAAAACCACCTTCCTTGATTACCTTTAGAACATTGGTAACACGACCAACAAGTTCATCTCTGTGAGAGATTAGATAAATGTTTCTCTTATTCTCACGACTCATTTTCTTTAGAATAGCAAGCGATGATTCAACACCGCTCGAGTCCAATCCCGAATCAATAAGTTCGTCAATGAATAGCAGGTTAATCTTGTCATTCATGCTTTCAAACACATCTCTAAATGACCATGACAATGATAGAATAAGTCTTGTTCTTTCGCCACGGCTTAGATTATCAAAATCAAATTCTTTACCATACAAAGAAATTTCAACCTCAAGGTCAGACTTAAACTTGACTGCATGTGGTAAGCCAATGTCGCTAAGATAATGAGCAAGACGATGATTCAGAAATGTTAAGTTCTGATCAATAATTTTCTTTCTAATGAAACTATCTTTGCTTGTAAGTAGCTTATGCAGAAAATCTTGATGGTCACGAAGCTTAACCAACTCGTTTAGTTTGCTGAAGTCAATCTGTTGCAAACCATCTCTTCGTAACGCTTCAATTTGATCAACATAAGGATTGATAGAATCAAGTTCGGCAGCTAAATTGTTACCAAGCTGATCTAGCGTGCTCTTATGTTGGTACGCTTCCTCGACCGTGCTGTAATAAGTCCTAGGCGTTTCAGGAATAAGCGACGAGACTGATTCAGCGAGAATTTTAACTTCATCTCTCTTATTTGTCTTTTCACTGAGTTTCTTTTTTGCTTCTTCATGCTGTACCAGGTATTCGTTATGAACTTTGTCATGTGTTTCTTTGTCCATTTCTTGATTGCATGTTGGGCAAATCTTTTCAGTAGACGTAGTTAACACTTTATCTAGTCTTGCAATGCTTCTAGTTGACTCTAAAACTTCCTTCTCGAGTCCGGATAGTTCTTTAGTTAGAGAACGATACTCAGCAGTTAGATCCTCGACTTCTTTCTTTGTCTTGTGTAATGCAATTTCGCTATCGATATCTACCGCAAGTAGTTCCATAATAGAAGATTGCAACCTTGCAATCTTCTGCTCTTTCGATCTCTCCCAGGTAACAGATTTAGCTTCAAGCGCCTGTATGTTCGCATCAATTCTTTTATTGGCCTCGGTTGCTGCCGAAATGCGGAATTCTTCTTCCTTAATCTCATCTCTTACCAACTTTGTTTCTTCTTTAAGCTTCTCTGCCTTCTCGGATAGTTTTGTAATACCAAGAAGCTGTTCGATGATTACCCGTTGATCACCTGTGCGCAATGCAAGGAAAGGTTCGACATAGGTATTTAATGCAAGAATATGCTTAAACATATCATGTGAAATACCAATAAGTCTTACAATTTCTTCTTGTGTATTACGACCCTCGCCTTGAGACTCGTCGTCCCCTGTTTCTTTTTCGACACCGTCTTTGATGAACTTAAAGATACCGGGCTTACGTCCGCGTTCGATCTTATAGCTTACACCATTGATTTCAAACGTTAGGGTAACCAACATGTGCTTCATGTTAGACTTATTGATTAAATTGTCTTTCTTAATGTTTGTCAGCGCCGAACCATACAGTGCATAACTCAGCGCATTTACGATTGTCGATTTTCCAACACCGTTTCTGTTATCGTTGCCACCAAGGTCTAAGTTTTCACCGAGGACAAGAACAAGATCGTTGTTGCTGAAACTGATCGATTGAGTAACGTTTCCGATACTCATAAAGTTTTTGATTGTTAACGAATGTAACTTCAGCATTATAGTCCGTTATAAATTTCGATAAGCTTGTTAGTATCAAACGAATCGCTATCAATATTAGTTAGCTGTTCAATGACAATTTGATCGACAGTCTTAAAGGTAATGTCACCGGAGTAATCTTTCTCTAGCGCATCTTCCTGATTGCGAACAAGCTTAAACTCTCTTACACTGAATTGCTCCAAGAATGTTTCTCTAAGGAAAACTGCTTCTTCGTAGCTAATGTCAACGTCGAGTGTTACCTGCAAATAGGTTTTTGGTTTTAGATATAGATCGGGATTTGCAAGCAATGCAGAAAGTGCAATGCTGATAAAACGAGGACCTTCTGCATAATCTAGATATTCTGGATCTTTGCCCCATTCGATGAAAATGCCACCGCGTTCAAAATCCCATACATCGGAATAGTTATGCCCGAATGGGTTTCCGATATAGTTAATCTTTCCCTTTGTTTGTCTCTTGTGGAAGTGGCCTGAGAAAACATAATCCTGATGCTTAAAGTGTGCCGGATTTAATGCTCCGTGATCAGGCATCTCAACCATGGCGTTCATTTTGAACCCCGGTAATTCTAAATGCCCAAATGCATACTTTGATTTAATGTTTTCTACTTCTTTCCATTCCTCTTCGACAAGCCAAGGAATTAGGGCAACATCGCCCTGTACTAGAAGCTCATCAACAAGTACAATGTTTGGAAATTCGCTGCCGACAACCATTGAGTGAATTTCACGCTTCTCTCTGTAGAAGAGGTCGTGATTGCCTACCATAATGTAGGTTTTCTTAAAATGATTGTTCAGCTTTCTTAGCGCCTGCATTATGTAATCAAGCGTAAGAATATTGATATTCGATCTGTGATGATGCCAGTCACCTAGAAAAATACAGGTGTCGGCACCCCTTAAGTCAGCCTGCTCAATCAGCCAATCGATAAATTCGAGACAATCTTGATTATGTTCCCTGGAATTATGTCTTAGACCGAAGTGAATATCTGTAAAGCAAACTGCCTTTTCAAATAGTCGTTCAGTGGTTGTCATCCTGGGCTTCTTCTCTTAGTCTTCTAATTTCTTCTTCAATTGCAAGCTGGCGTGAGAAACTTGGACTTGCACCGCTATCAATTAGTAAATCATCGCGAAGTTCTTGATTCTTCTTTTCAAGATTCAAGACTCTAGTGAAACTATTTTGTAGCGACATCGTGTAATATGAGAACGGATTATCACTTTGCATTTCGTCAAACTGTAGACCCATTTGCGAAAGTTGAAGTAATGCTTGTCCCTTCATTTCATCTAGATATGTATATCCGCGCCAGTTACTGCGTTGGGCATACTTGTTAGTCATTAGAATAAAAATCTTGGCAAGCTTGTTTGTAATAGATCCGTGATCCATACTGAACTTACCCTTCTTAGAATGCGAACGACCAACTTCTTTAGCTTCGCCATTTTCAATGATGTAATGCTTGAATGGCAAGAAGTTCAATTTAACGTAGTTGTCTGCTTCGTTTTTGGGATTCTTCTTACGACCAGGCGCAAGGGGAATGTGTTCAAACGTATGAACTCTGAATACAAGGTCGTCAACTGAAATGGTATCGGGTTTAACTTTGAACTCAGATAGTTTCGGTTTATCTTTCGGTGAGGTGCTGTTTGCTACAGCGGCTTCAAAAGCTGTAACACCAATTCGTGCTGCTCTTGCTGCCTTTGCTTTTTCTTGAACTTCAGGTAGAAAAATTTCTTCTAGCCTTTCGACGATAACGTCGTAGTCCGCATACTTAGGATCTACATATTCACTAAAGGAGTTCTTGCTCTTGTGGATTTCTCTGAGCATGTCCTTGTTGTTTACATAGTTGATCTTCTTGGCCGTTGTGGTCTGTACCACTACAGGCTCTTGTTCTTCTTCGAAGTCTTCTTCGTCAATAAAATTCGACATTAGGTCGGTCTCCTAGACTAGGTTTTCGCAAGTGTAACAGACCTATAGCAATTCGTCAAGAATTCCTGAATTAAAACTGGGTTTTATTTTGCTGATAAATAAGCAAGTTAGGAGAACATTGAATGCCACAGCAGGATTTTAGAGCAAGATTACAGCCTAAGGATATAAATCAGGCTCAATACGTCTTGGGTCCTATGCAGGATGATAATATCCTGTACCCATTGTACTCTACCAGCGGCGTTTTGTTTCCTTATACCCCTTCTGTTACAACCGGAAGCATTGCAGAATATGATCAAACAACTTTCATTCATAGCAATTACAGCTATAATGCATATGTCAGATCTACTCCTAGGCCCATCTCGATTAGTGCAGAATTCACGGCACAGTCAAACGATGAAGCATTATATTTATTGTCGGTTCTCCATTTCTTCCGTGCCGTTACGAAAATGTATTTTGGTGTAACACCCTATAACAGGGCCGGAACACCACCGCCGATCTTAAAGTTTAACTATCTCGGTGAATATCAATTCAACAACGTTCCTGTAATTGTAAAAAGTTTCGATTACACATATGAATCTAATGTAGATTATGTTCCTGTAAGCACAGCAAATAAAAGAGCATATTCTGCCGGCATCGGTGTTAATTTGCCGATTAACAATTCTGGCGGTTTCACATATGTACCGACACATATAACAGTAAGTGTCGATCTCGATACACAATACATTCCGTTGCAGCTCAGAAATGAATTTAATTTAGATGAATTCAGACAAGGTAAGTTAGTAGGAAAAGGATTTATCTAATGGCACAAAATTCAAAAGATACAAGCCAGTATTTGTTAACTCCAATTAAAGATTGGTATCTTGATTTATGGGTTCCGAGATCTGTGCCTAAAAGTGAGTTTGATAAGATTATTGTCATCCCGCCACAATTTGATCAGCGTCCCGATCTGCTAAGTCATCAAGAATATGGCACACCTCGTCTATGGTGGGTATTTGCAATTAGAAACCCCGATTTAATTGTTGACCCGATTAACGATTTTGTTGCCGGGCTCGAAATTTATATTCCCGAAAATATTCTTAAGAAATAATGGCATCAAAAGACTTTATGGCACCGAAGACGGGAAGCTCGTCTTCGACGACTACAACCACTTGCCCTCCAAAAGTGTATGGCACACCGGCAAGTCCTGGTGCTGCGGCCGCTGCAAAAGCATCGACACCCGAACAGAAACAAGAAATTAATAAATCCGCTGTAAGTACAGCAGGTGCCGGCCGTGGTAGTGTTAATCCACCGTTTGTCAAACCCGACAATTCATACGCACACGAACCCGATAATATTGTTCCTAGTAGCGATACAACATCTACTACAGATAATTTCGGAGCAATAAATCTCAATGCACAATTCTTACCTAATGTGCTTGATAATTTTGATGCTGTAACCTATCACTTTAAATTATTCATTACGGATCCTGATACTTCAAGTTCTGGTGCTGTAATGAATACCGACAAGCAAATTATTATTGCCGAGGCAGGTGTCACAGACTTAACAATCGATAAGGTAGAAGTTCGAGCAATTGCAACTCCCTCTGTCGAAAGCGGCACAGGTACTGCGACCAATGTAAAATTTGAAATTCTTGAACCTTCTGGTGCAGGGCTTATTGATAAGATTTTTTACCAATCTGTTGCGTTGGGTATTGGAAACTGGGCAGTTATGCCAGTGTATCTGCAATTACAATTTAGAGCTAGAAGCCCTGATACCTCTTCACCCGACGATGGTTCGCCCGGATCTCTAGCATCACTGATTTGGCTGTGGTCACTTAAGATTTCAAGAATTAAGGCAAACGTTACGCACGTTGGAACTCGCTACGAATTTGAGGCAATTGTCTATAACGATTTCGCACAATCAAACGCAATTTTCACTACACAGCATAACATTGTCCTAAATGACCTTGATAGAGTTGATACTGCCCTAAAAGAACTTCAAAATAAACTAAATGCTGATCAGCTTCTAAAACTTATCGATAATTATAGCATTCCGGATTCTTTTAAGATTGTAGTAGATCCTGTTATTGCTGGATACAATATTACTCCACCTAATAACAATACCAACTCCAGAAGAAACGATAGCTTCGATAGTGATTACAAGAATGCTACATTTCAGGCAGGAACATCTGTTGATAAAATTATCGATACCTTGCTTGCCCAGACAAACGAATTTCAAAAGTCTATGCTGAACGCGCCAACGCCAGGCGCTGAAGGCGATGGTATGAACAAAGAACCTTCGCAGATGAAGAAGTTCTGGAGAATCATTACTGAAACTAGACCACTCAAGTTTGATGCAAGAAGACAAGATATTGCAAAAGAATTTACTATTTTTGTAGTGGAGTACGACATTGGTATTCTTGATCAAAACGTATTTCAGACATCTGCTCCACCGTTGACTATAGAAGCCCAGCAGAAGCGTCTAATGACCTATGTGCAGAAGAGTATTCTGAAGAAAAAGTACAATTATATCTTCACCGGTCTTAACGATCAGATTATTAACTTTGATATTACTATCAATAATGCGTTTGCCAATTCCCAGGCAAGATTTGGCGGTATCTACCTAAACCCATTTATGGCAGATAAGGGTGTCGTAACACACGATCACGCCAAAGAAGAAGCCGAAGTTACTGCCGCTCTAAGTAAGGCAATTTCGTTTCAAAATAGTTCTAAAACTGCAAATAGCGCAGGAGCCAAAGCGGCAGAAGAAGATGCTCGTCAGAAAATTGATGCTTCATCACTTGATGAGGCAACAAAGCAGAGATACAAGACATTGCTCGATAAATCAAAGCCCGATAGCAGACTTTCATATCTAAATTCAATTCAGGCAGCAGGCGGAATAAACAATAACGGCGATCTGAATACATCTGCTTCTAATGCCAAGAGGCTTTCTACACCTGTTACAGAAAGAGTTACCCAAAAACAATTTAACTTTATTTCTGATGTAAATGTTAAGTCGGCTGACGCACAGCAGGCATATACTGATTTCCTAAAGAATACAAAAGGTAAACTAAGACCCATTGCACGCATTGAAACATTACAAGATAGACAAATTGGTATGGGCATTGAATCAAACAGCAACTCTGGAATTCAAAAGCTCTCGACAATGTTTTCGGTTGCCTTGCATAGTGGTCTAGATTCTTCTTTACAGAAAATTAAGTTAACAATTAAAGGCGACCCGTTTTGGATCGCTCCACAGCCATACTCGAGTCCCGAAGAAAGAATCTTTAATAGCTTGAAGCCAGAAGGCGAAGCAATTAACTGGATTAAGAAAGCACATAAGCAATCCGTTGATGCTGCTAATTTGTACGGTACTGATAATTTTATCTTAATTAGATTTAGAACACCACAGGTCTATGAAGGATCTGCCTTAGAAAATAATGCAGATGACAATGCCGATGTTGAAACACTTAGCGGAGTATATAAAGTCACTGTAATCTATTCTAGATTTGAGAGTGGCAGATTTACTCAAGAGTTAGAGTGCATGCTTGATCCGGAAATTAGTATTCTCAATATTTCTAAACAGATCGAAGACGATGCAAAGAAAACTCAGAAGCCGACAACACCATCTCAGCTCTCTGAGAGTGTAAATATCCCCGATACATCGTATAAGCAACCCAGAATTATGGGTGCAGTTACTGATTTACAAGGTAAGGTAGTAGCAGCCACTTCGGCTACACAATCAAAAATTATTGATGTTGGCACAAAGCTCACTTCAAACATTCCAGTTGAAATACCTAATGTAATTACAGGTGGGCCACCAAAGTTTGGATAATCTATGCCATATTTAGATACTAATGCACGTACAGTAAAACCTACCGCAAATGAACAATTGCAGGGCTTGGGCAGAATGCCAGCTCTTTTCGGTGTCTTTGTTGGTTGGGTTAAAAGAGCAGACGATGCACAGAAAAACGGAAGACTACAAGTATGGATTCCTGAATTAGGCTCTGCGCCCGATGAGGAGCAAGGCTGGGTAACCGTGAGTTACTGTTCCCCGTTTGCAGGTGCGACAAACGTCGAAACATTAAGTAAGAATATTCAGGAGTTCGAAGGAACTCAAACATCCTATGGAATGTGGATGATTCCACCGGATATTAACAACCAAGTCTTAGTAATGTTTATTGGTGGAGATCCTGCTCGTGGAATCTGGATTGGTTCACTATACAACCAATTTATGAATAATATGGTCCCTGCCATGGCAGCGGATACAAAGAATTATCAATATCAGGGACAACCTATTCCTGTTGCTGAATATAACAAATGGGACACCAAATTAACCCAGCCCGATTTAGCAGTTAAACCCTATCAGAAAACTAAATTTCAGGGTGTGGGAAATCAAGGTCTCATTAGGGACCCACGCCGCGGTATTACCAATACAAGTGCAAGAAGAGAGGCACCTAGTTCGGTGTATGGAATTCTTACACCCGGCCCTGTGATCGATGAAACTGCAACACCTTCTAAGATTAGAAGAAAAGGCGGATCGTCGCTTATTATGGATGACGGAGCTTGTTCCGAGTATGTTGAAATTGCAACAAAGTCTGGTTCAAAACTAAGACTCGATGAAACTAACGGGTTTGTCTATGTAATCAACAGAGATGGCACTGCCTGGATCGAAATGGATCAATTTGGCAATGTCGATGTCTTTAGTGCAAACAATATTTCGTTAAGAGCACAGCGAGATTTTAATATTCGTGCTGATCGAAATGTTAATATTGAGGCTGGGCAAAATATCTTTATGAAGGCTGCCAGGGATACAAAAGAATCTACTACAGAATTCACATATGATGTAAACAACCATCCTGACAAGAGAACTATACCGCTCTGGGAATATGTCGGCGAAGGCAAAGGAACTGGTGGCAATATTGTTATGCAGGCTCTTTGGAATTGGCAGAGTACAACGAAAAATAATGCATATCTAACGGTTGTTGATAACAACATGGATATTCAGATTGGATCTAATTTCTTAGTCACAACAAAGAACGGTGGGCAAGATTTTAGCTCTAAGATGGGTATCAAAATGACCACAGATGCTGCATACGATTTAGCAGCAACAGGTAACATAAGAATTGGAACAAACGATTCGTTGAATGTAACCAGTGACGGTGATATGACCTTCTGTACAAGTTCGGCGTTGAGTCTATCCTCAGCTGACGGTACAACAATTGTTTCGTCCGGCGAAATGGATATTGATGCATCGGTTGTCAATATTGATACAACTGTTAAGACACAGACCCTTAACGCTTCAACAATTAAGGCAAACTTAACAGATACAGGTACAATCAATTCAAGAACTATTTCTATTCATAAGAAGCCTATCGGCTCGGGTTCCCCATCTGCTCCATCTGCACCTGGTTCGGCATCCCCTATTATTCCACAAGCACCTCTATCGGCAAATCCTGCAAGACCTGCAGAAGTTAAACCGTTAAATGAAAAAATAAATGTTCTTGCAACATGGGAAGATCCAACTTCTAAGTTTAAGAGAAACTCTGAAAATGTCTTTACAACTGTTTCAAGATATCTAACGTATGAGCCATGCCCAGAGCATTCTCCTTTTGTCCAGGCTACACTGTCATCGACTACACCGACGTTGACACAAGCTGACAAAACCTATGATGGATCGGGCGGAGCAGGAAACAGTTCTACAGGTGCTCCACCTACAACGACAACACCCGGTTCTAATAACACCCAGGTGCAAGGTGATCCAGCACAGGATAGTTCACCAGTTAAAGATTTCAACACAGCAGCATTTGCCTGCCAGATTAAGACGCACGAAGGTTATAAAAGAGAAGTGTATCAGGATACAAACGGAACTTCGGTTGGCTATGGACATCTATTAAGACAGAATGAGGCAGCTATGTATCCTTTAGGCACACCTGTTCCTGTGGATCAAATTAACACATGGTTTGAACAAGATACCTCCTCAGCTGTGAAGATTGCACAGTCCTTGTGCAGTAAGTGGGATGAACTAACTGATGTAAGAAAACGTGCTCTTGCAGATCTTGCATACAATCTTGGACCAAACAGATTAGCGAAATTTACTAACTTCTTGCAAGCAATGAACAAAGGCGACTATAGCACTGCATCAAAGGAACTTAAGGATTCTAAATGGTATTCTCAAGTTGGCAGACGCGGTCCAAATATTGTAACAATGATTGCACAATCTACTGACCCTAACGGGTGTGATACTAAATTCCCAGGATAAACTATGGCATGCACATCACCTAAAATTGTTGTCGGCGGTGTCACAATGTCGACAAGCGATTTCGAAAATGCTAGAGATCTTCTTGATCTTGTCAGCGGCGACGGAGGCGATCCTACCCGCGACGAGTATGAAGAAAATATAGCAAACGGAAACAATACAGCGGGAAGAGCAGGAGTTCAGATACCCGGTGCAACACAAACAACCCCGCCGGGAGAAATTACCCAAGAAGCGCAAGGTACAAATGATAAGAAGCCGCCCGGCCTAAATGGTAACGATGTTGTTTGTATTCCATGGACCGGTAACTATTCTTTGCAACTAAGTCCAAACTTCACTGTCAAGGACTTTACTGTAGGTGCTTTGTATCCTCATCAGATGCAGGATTATCCGGGATATTCGATCAATACGCGAGTATGTAACCTGCAAGGACTTGCTACGAACGTCGCTGAACCGTTGCGTGCTAAATTCGGTGCTTTTAGAATCAATTCCGGCCTAAGAAATGAAACATCGGCATCGTCGGGTGTAAGTCAGCACATCAAGGGCGAAGCAATGGATATACAATTTGTGGGCTGGAATTATCAACGCTATTGGGATAATGCAGCGTGGATTGTTGAAAATATTCCATTTGACCAATTCATCTACGAACACAGTGATAAAACAGGCCTTGTATGGTATCATTTAAGTTTCAGACGCGGCGGTAACAGACCGGCAAGCGACAGGACAAAAGTAATGACCATGTATAAGAATAATTACAGTCCTGGTTTAAAACGTTTCGGATAAGTGTCTATATAATTCCCGTGATAAATACTCAAAAGGGAATGTATGGCAAATCCGAATAATCTTGGCGCAGTACAGCGCCGTATCGCACCTAGAAAACTATATTTTGTGGGATTCAACACAGTTGATCATCCCCAGCCGCCATACTCTTTAACAAACATTGAGCTGGTCAAAAGAGACATACTCAATCATTTCGCAACACCAATGGGTTCAAGGGTCATGATGCCGGATTTTGGCACAAGAATTTATGATTACCTTTTTGATCCTTTTGATGAATATACAAAGAATGCTATCATTGCAGATGCAACAAATGTTGTTAGTTCCGATCCTCGTGTTGAACTAATTAGCATTGATGTTTTTCAGGAAGACCAAGCGTTGAACATTATCATGAATCTGCTCTTCAAACCCGAGTCTGTAACTGATAACCTGTTTGTAATATTTTCCTTAAAAGATAGAGAGACCTTCTAATGTCCGAATCAGTACGCCAAAGTAACCTATTTGCAGCAGAAGACTATAAGAAAGTCTTTAAGGCCTATCAGTTCATTGATTATTCTGCCTACGACTATGATACTCTTAAGCAGGCACTAATCAATTACATTCAAACATATTATCCCGAAGATTTCAATGACTATATTGAAAGTTCGGAATTTATTGCTATCATTGAATTGCTTGCATACTTTGGTACAAGCCTAGCATTTAGAACAGATCTAAATAGTCGCGAAAACTTTATTGATACCGCTGAAAGACGTGAAAGCATTATTCGTCTTGCTCAGATGGTTAACTATGTTCCTCGTCGTAATATTCCCGCAAGTGGTCTATTCAAAATTGCGGCAGTTCAAACAGATCAACCACTGGTAGATGCTGACGGTGTCAATCTTAATGATGTTACCATTTATTGGAATGACCCAAATAACCCAGACTGGTTTGACCAGTTTATTCAAATTTGCAACGCTGCATTCAGCTCTTTAAATCCATTTGGACGCCCAACAAAGAGCGGTACTATCGGTGGTATTCCAACCGACCTTTATCAGCTTGATAATATTCGCCGCCTGAATGTTGCTTACCCTGTTGTAATTAATATCAATGGCCAACAATATCCTGTCGATGTTTGCAATCCAGACTTTGTCACAAATGAATCTATTTTCGAAAGACACCCCGACCCCGAGAATGCTTTTAACTTCATCTACAGAAATGACAGTCTCGGTGTAGGCTCTGAAAACACAGGATTCTTTTTGTATTTCAAGCAGGGAACATTACTGAATATTGATACTAACTTTGAATTTCCTGTACCTAACCGTGTTTATCCTATTGATATTCAAGATATCAACCAGTACGACGTCTATGTTCAAGAAACAGATGAGCAAGGTAATGTATTAACAAAGTGGCAAAAGGTTCCTGCACTTGCAGGCGAAAACATCATTTATAACAGTATCAAGTTTTCAGAAAGAAATATCTTTGATGTTATTAGTGGTGCAAGAGATACAATTAGTATTCGTTTCGCTGATGGTAACTTCGGAAATGTACCCACAGGCCTGTTCAGAACCTGGATTCGTACAAGTGCTAATCAGGCACTTGTAATTCGCCCCGATGATGCGCAAGGATTGCAGATTAATATTCCTTACCAGGGAAGTGATAATCAAACATATACACTGCGTATCATTTTCAATCTGGAACAAACAATCGGTAATGCCGCGCCTGCCGAAACAGATGAACAGATCAAACTACGCGCACCAGAGGTGTTCTCGACACAGTCGCGTATGGTTAACGGAAGCGACTATAACATTCTTCCACTTGTTTACGGTAACCAGATTGCTAAAATTCAAGCAATTGATAGAACATATAGCGGACAGAGTCGTTATATTGACTTGAATGATCCTACTGGATTTCACCGTGATTTGATTATCTTCGGCGAAGATGGTGCTCTTTACAGAGATAACCAAGACGTGCTTTCTCAGGTAATCGAGGATAGTTCTAACTCGGCGACTATTGAATCGTTAGTTACAAACTCAATTCAAGAATTACTAAGAGATACTAAAGTTACAAATTTCTTCTACGATGACTATTTGCCTCAGTTCGAAGAAAAAATCAGAGTAAATGCAGCCGACGGTCCTGATCCTAATGGCTATTCTATTCTTGACCTAAGTAACCCTAATCAGGCACAGCTATATTGGAAAACAGTCCCGGTAAAGTTTAAAAACGATACCGGTTATTTTGCAAATTCGACAGCAACAAATGCACCTGCGGTTGCATTGGTGAATACCTTCACCCCGTTAAATGTGCCCGGCGGTACATATCAGGGCTGGGGATTTATTGATTCTGGTGCAGTTCTTGAAATGGCAAACGAATCAACTGTATCGACAACAATTAATCCTGTTTCGGTAAACAATGTTGTTCAGTCGGGCTTGCCACTTAGCGTTGACCCTAATAATCCTTATGCAAACGCGGGTCCAGTCGAATTAGGTATCGAAGAGCAGATTAACTTTAAGATAATGAAAGTTTATCCTGCATTTAGAAATGACTTGAACTCTGTTGAAATTAACGGTAACGGTATTCCGGATAGCTCTGGCGGCTATATCGGCATTGTGGGTAGAATTCAAGCAGGAATTTCATTCTGGTTGTATTACGATTTGTTGAAGGACGAATGGCATACTTCTATCGATGCTATACCTAATGTCAATATGTCTACGCTGCCCTTTGAATATCCTGATGCTGATTTAGGATCGATTTATTCAACCTGGTATGACAAACCTGCTTCCGGTATTGTTTACGTATCTATCGCAAGCGATAGCGAAGCCGGCACAACAACCTATGACATGACTGCAAGAGGTTGTGTTTACGTGTTTGAATCCTATAGAGATGTTCGTTTCTATTGGGAACCAAAGAAGATTGTTATTGACAATGCGACCGGACAAGCATTGCAAGATAGCATTGAAATTATGCCCTTGGTAAACACAAATTACGAGGTTGACAATAACTTACCAGATATTGTCGATCCTACCGCATCCTATTTAAAGGAACAGGTTCTCTTTAACATCTCTGGCGTATATATTCAAGATGATGGTTACCTAGATAATTCTAAAGTCGAGGTTTCTCTTATTGATGCAAACAGAGATGGCATCCCTGACGATCCTGCCGGCTTTGACAGAATTGTTACTCCTACAGACAGAGTTGTGTTTGAGTATTTCAATGACGAAATTGCAGGTTATCAGTCAACACGCCCTTGGATTTCAAGATGGAGTGTCCCAGCGTCGACTTTAGATTCCTACACCGGTTTCTATTATGTTTATTTCCCGGTTAGCCCTACAAACAATACAGAATTGTTTATTGCGCCGTATATTTCTGATGTACCAAATCTGACGCCAACACAACAATTGTCACCACCACCAAACTCGATTATTCTAGATGAGGCTGATTTAATTTTCTTGAATAATCTAAGCCAAATTGAATTTGATTCAGTGACGCCAACATTGCAAACTATCGCTAATCAGGTAACTGCATTCTTTAACGGAACAGATAATAATAGCGGTGTGTATGGTTCCTTTACAACATTTACTTGGTTGCAAGGAACTGAAACCATCAATAACAAAGAAGATATTGTTGCAAATTATTTCGTAAATAAATCATTCTTGCTCTCGGCTGTTAGCCCACCAGGCCACGGTGTGTACTATACATTCCAGTTCACAAGCATGAACAATGGACTTCAATATCCTACAGGCAAGGTTGTAACAGAACTGCCCGATCAATATCACTTCGACAAGAATGGTAAGGTATTCACGCAGAATACTTCTATTGGCGAAGATAATAGATTGCCTTTATACTTTAAGTGGAGTCATTATTCCCCACTCGACCAAAGAGTCGATCCAGCACCTACAAACATTATCGATATGGTTGTTATTACTGACAGTTACTATAGAGATGTCCTAATCTGGAAAAATTCAAATGGAACAATGTCATCATTCCCAGCTGCACCGACTACCGAAGAGCTTCGTGTACAATTCCAGGATCTGGACCAATATAAAATGGTAAGTGATTCAATGATCTGGAATTCAGGCACATTTAAGATTCTCTTTGGTCCTCAAGCAGAATCAGAATTGCAGGCTACATTTAAGGTTGTAAAGGCGCCGTCTACAAACATCAGTGATAACGAAGTAAAGACAAAGGTTATTAAGGCTATTGATACATACTTTGATATTAGAAACTGGGACTTTGGAGAAAAATTCTTCTACACCGAACTTGCAGCATTTATTCACCAACAACTGTCTAAGATCATTAGTTCTGTTGTGATTGTTCCTAACAATGCTGATTCACAATTTGGTAATTTGTTTGAAATTGCCGCAAGTCCGACAGAACTATTCATGTCGACAGCGACAGTAAACAATGTTCAGATCGTTGCCAACCTGACCGATCAGAATCTGAGGGTTTGATAAACTGGGTTATAATTTTCGTGATAAATACTAGGATAGAATAATCTTAGTTCGGAAATTTTATGACCCAGTATGTAAAGAAGTTACCAGCAGTTTTTCAGACTGTTACTGAAAAGAAATTCTTTGATGCTACTTTTGATCAGGTATTGTCAAAGAAGGATAGTTCATATCTGGCGGGATATCTCGGCCGTAGAGTCCCTGGTAGCTATAATCCCATTACTGATTTCTACCTCCCTGAACCATCAAAGAACAGAACTTGGTGGCAATTAGAGCCCACCGCTTTTTCTCGTAATCCCGATACAAGCAAAACTAACGTTTTCTTTTATGAAGACCTGCTTGACAATATCGAATACTACGGCGGCAATACTCTAAATCAAGACAGATTATTCAACTCTGAATATTACAGTTTTGGTCCTCCCATTGATTATGATATGTTCATCAACTATCATAATTACTACTGGATTGATCAAAGACTTCCAAGTATTACTATCACCGGTGTAATGGCTTCCGATATTATCGGTCAGTCAACTTACACAACACCGCCAACTGCCACACCTGCTAATTTTACACTTAGCACAGGTATGTCTATTATTCTTGCAGATGATCCAGATTATCTAGCGCCACACACTGTTGAAAACTTTGGTGGTTGCGAAGGTCTTCAACTTGTACCATATTTTACGGACATCACTGCAGGTGCAACTTTTGAATTCCTCCCCTGGGATGGAATGTTAACATTATCCAATGGTAGAACCATCGATAATACACACTGGGATTTTCTATCCTGGGATACAGAATATCAGCCATCGAGCGGTGACTATATTACTATCCAACGCGGATCTCTAAATAGAAATGCCTGGTCTCGTACAAATAAATGGTATCATATTGATACTATTAAGGCAGTGGTAGCACAAACTGGTTTTCCATTTCCTGCAACTACAACTCGAGCCTTGCGCCCTATCATTCAGTTCGTAGCTAACCTTGAACTATACAAATCCGGAACACAGTTCAACTCTGAAATTGACTACGGATTTAAAGAAGATGTTTCAGATAATGTGATAACTCTCGCCAGCATGGTCGGGCAACAAGTTTCAAACCTAAACATTACATACGGCATTAGTATGTCAAACGGAGATCTAGTCTGTTTCTTTGATGATACTACACCTTTGAATGTTAGCCTATTTCCCTGGGACACCGTTGACTGGGATATCGAAGCATGGGACGAAATTGATTTCACCGCTGCTGTAAACCAGTTTATCTGGGAAGTTGTTGTTAGTGACACTGGTTCAGTTTCATTTAATCCACACACTGCTTGGACAACTCCTGTTCAAGAAGGCGATATTGTTATTGTCAGAGAAGATGGACCAGGTAGCAGTGCGCAAGCCGGTGAAACATGGTACTTTGAAAATAGTGTATGGCAAAAAGCATTTAACGATAAAACTTCGTTAAATCAACCACCTTTGTTCATTTTGTATGACCACACCGGTACACCACTAGATGATTCTACAAAATATCCTGATAGCTCGTTTGAAGGTAGTAAGGTATTTTCTTACAAGGTAAATCCAGAACCAGGCGCAACTGTTGATCCAGTTCTAAAATTCCCTATTGTTTATACCGGGCTCGGTCAGGCCACCGATATTGTTTTCCAGAATAATTTGATTACTGACAGATATGTCTACAGCAATGTAAGAGCACCTATCGAAGGTTATTACTACTATAAGCAAGTAACTAATCCAATTCTGGAAAATAGCTGGAATCTATATCAGCCATGCCCGTGCGATGATATTATTCCACCACCTCCGTGCAACTGCCTACCCACAAGTAAGCAGAGAGTTATTGACAAGTATGTTGTAGGTTACGGCACTCAATATCAATTTCAGTTGAGTGTTGAGCCATATGGATATCCTGCAAGTCCGGACCTTGTAGTTTCGGTTAACGATTCTGAAGTAAAGAATGCCTCTGAGCAGCCCAACGGCTATACATTCATTACTATCAACAATAGATTGTATATCGATCTATCAAATTACCTTACAACGCTTCTAACTACAACACAGTCGCAAGCTCCTGTTGTTGAAATTCAAACTTATACTCACGGTCTTCTAGATCCTGCTGCAACAGGCTATTCGGCAATTCCGCAGCAACTAGAAGCTAACCCTAATCAGGAAGAAGTTTCAGAACTTTCGGGAAGTGACCTAACTCAGCATTTCAGTTCAATTATTGCTAACCAGATTGACTTCTCTGGTGTTGCGTTCGGCGGACCCACTAATTATAGAGATACTCGAAAGAATAGATCTGTAGGTCAATTTATTCTTCAGAACGTAAACCCACTTCTTAAAGCAATGTTGGTTGCCCCACAAGGCGATCTATCGTTCTTTGATGGTATCAGATTCAGCGCAGACGAATACTCAAAATTTAAGAACAAGTATCTAAAAATTGCTCTCCAACTGATTAATCAGCAATTTAATCCTGTACAGTATCAAAATAATACTGTTGTGATTAGTGCTTGGGTTGAAGAAATTCTAAAGATGATTAACATCTCTAAGGAATTCTCTAATGCGTTTGCATATTCGTACATGATTGCAAATGGTAGCCCATATATCAGCAATAGCGTTACAGTGCCAATTGGCGGGCTTATTACCCTAACCGGCTATGTAGATCTTTCCGATCCTAAGAATGCTTTGTATGTCTACGATGTAACAGGCCAAGAAAAACTTTTAATTATCGGCGAAGATTACGAAATTGTTTCTACAAACCTAGCTATTGATATTCAAATCAATACTGCTAATGTGCCTGTTGGTAGTTCTCTTTATGTAGCACTCTACAAGAATCCACTGCCAGCATACATTCCGTCAACACCATCTAAGATTGGTGCATACCCTGTTTATGTTCCGCGAATTGAGTGGGATACAACCTACGTAAATCCTACATGGGTTATTGTAGGACATGATGGTTCTAAAACTGTCGCTTATGGCGATTATGATCCGCTCAACGAAAAATTTGACGATTACAGAGATGCTCTTCTTCTTGAACTAGAAAGAAGAATCTATAATCTAATTCAGTATCGTTTCAGACACGAGCACTATTTGCCAATTCGTATTGAATCGGTAAAGACAGGGTTCTTTAGAGCGGCCCGTTATTCAAGAGAAGAATATCTTGAAATTACAGAATCATATCTGAACAAGTGGTCTGCTAAGAATAGAGCAAATTACAGAGCAAACGATTGGGTATCTGCGAGTGCAACAGCACCAGTTACTTCCTTGTGGAAACTATACAATTACAGCGATGCGGTAAATTCGCTAGACCAGCCTCTTAACCTTCCCGGTAACTGGAAAGGTATTTTCCAGTACATGTATGACACCTATTATCCAGACACTCGTCCATGGGAAATGTTAGGTTTTAGTGCAGAGCCAACATGGTGGAGATATGAATATGGAAACCCTGTAACTAATCTTGCAGGGCAAGAAGTTTGGACTTCTACTGCCGCCGGTGCCCATGTCATGTATGCAGACCTAGAGGCAGGTATTATCCGTCAAGGACCATCTGCTATCTATGATCCTGTTACAGAATTAGTTCAGCCTCAGGCAATTTGGGCTCGTCCTGGTTTGAGCTCGTATATTCCTGTTGACGCTGCCGGCGAACTTAGACCAATTCTTGATGTTACTAATCCTGCCAACTCTTTATTTGATGTTGCATATTCCGGTAACCCTTACGAACCATTTGACGGTTTCGATAATGCATGGGTTTATGGTGACGGCGCACCAGTCGAACAGGCCTGGATGTCTACATCAAATTATGCATTTGCAGTCCAAGAATTTCTAATGTTAATGAGACCTGCCCCATATGGAGAATACATGTGGGACACACTAGGCACAGAATTGTCGCCCGGTTATATTACAGTTCCTGCAAGTACAGAACCTGTAATGACTGACGTGAACTGGCAATTTGTGCAAAATGATACATTTACCAGCGATGACGAATTCTTCCATTGGATGAGACCTAAGAACAAAGATCAAATTGTTCATGCGGAATCTATTGATACAGAAATTCAAATTCGTTATGGATATCAGCGTTGGATCAGTGATCGTATTCTTTTCCTCGGAAAAGACATAGGCGAAACATTTGGACAGAAAGTAAGAACACTTGATGTTAACCTTGCAAACAAACTTGCCGGTTTCACAAACAAGGATACAACAAATACATATATCGAATCTGTAACACCAGGTTCGTTAACTAACAGTCTAATTATTCCTTCAACAAACTTTGATGTTCTTCTACACAAGAGTCCGGTTGTTGAAAGATATGCATATAGCGGTGTTGTTGTAAGAGCACTAGGCGACGGAACATTTGTCGTCTACGGTTACGATCTGTTGGCATCAGAATTTACAATTCTAAATAGATCTACATCGAAACTTATTGATATTTCTGTCGGTGGAACACCATCGCCGTTTGTTCAGTTTAGCGCAGGTGCAACTTATGCTTCCGGTGATATTGTCCGTTACAACGGTGTCTATTATCTAAGTCAGGCAACACAAACTGTTTCTAAGTTTGTAGATGGTTCTTGGCAGAAGCTTAAGGCATTGCCGACAATCGGCGGTGTATCGGTTACATATAAGCCTGTTTCAGAGGAAACAATCACCAAAGTACCATACGGTACTGTTCTGACATCGGTACAAGAAGTATTTGATTTGTTAATTGGCTGGGGTGCATGGCTTGAAGCTCAAGGATGGCAGTTTACAGAAGTAAACCCGGACACAAACCAACTTTCGGATTGGCTATATGCTGGCAAGCAATTCTTGTTCTGGCTAAATTCCGAGTGGGCGCCTGACGCTTCTATTCAACTAAGCCCTCTTGCAAACAAGGCAACTCTAATCGCAAAGCGTGGTTATCCAGACGATGTTGAAACAATGTCAAACGGTGTTTATAGCATCCTCGACAAATACGGTGTGGCAATTTCTCCACAGGGCACAATTACAGATAGAGACGGCCGCCTAATCTCGGTTGAGCCTGCTGATCTTGCTGTCGGCGGAATTTATTTCCTACAGGTTAATGTTTCGGAAACAGAACATATTTTGATCTTCGACAACGAAACAAACTTTGCCGATACCATCTATTCACCTTTGCTAAGAGCAAGACAACAGCGTCTACGCTTCAACGGCTTTAGAACTAACGGCTGGTACGGTAAGATGGAAGCACCTGGTTATCTTGTTATTGATAACCAACTTGTTCCTAACTACGACACGATCGTTAATGACATGCGTTATTACTACGATCCGAATACAACAATTGATAACCCAAGTCTTGAAGATCTTGGACGACACCTCATTGGCTATAAGAGCAAGAGCTATTTAGATAACCTACAAGTTTCTAACGATGTTCAGTATCTGTTCTACCAAGGCGCCATTAGACAGAAGGGTACAATTCAAGCACTCGATAAACTATTCAGATCTACAAAGATTCAATCTGATGAAAATATCGAGATCTACGAAGAGTGGGCTCTAAAACTCGCAGACTTCGGTAATACGGTTGAACAGGTATCGACAGAATTTGTTCTTGTTCCGGAACAAAACACAGGCGAAGTCGTTGTTGCCCGTCTAAACTTTAAGCCATCGGATTATGGATTTGTTAGACAAATCAATATAATTAATGCAGTGAATATCTATACAACTGTACCTACAGTTTACATTACTGCACCCGCATCTTATGTGCCGGGAAATCGTCAAGCAAAGGCGTATGCAGTTCTAGGTTCAGATGGTAGAATTAGCAGAATTGACATTACAGATCCGGGCTATGGATACATTGACGCACCGGCAGTATATATTCTCTCTACAGAAAATATCAATACACTCGATCAGGCATATGCAGTCTATCAGGGTGCAATTCAACATGATCCAACCTTAGACAACATTATTGATATTGACGTTGACGAAGTTGATAGATGGACTGTTCGACCAGTTGATCCGTCGTATTCTCTAGAATTCCCGACAACAAAGCGTGTTGACTATCCAATGCCTAATGCAGGTTATGTCAACTTCAACGATGTAGATTTCTCTTCGTTTGACGTTGAACAGACTGTTGTAAATTGGGGTACACTAGGATTTAATCCGTCTGTTAATAAGTTAGTTTGGGTTGCAAAAACATTTACTGAAGATTGGGATGTTTATAAGATCTTCCCTCTCGCAAGCAACGGCGGACTAATTCCTGCGCCAGAAACATTCTCAGTCATCAATGATTCAAATAACAATCTGTGGCTCAGAACACCTGACACCTATAAGATTGGTACACAAGGAACAATTCCTACAAGTGGTAACTACAATACAGATTTTGGAAATCTAATTGTTCTTCAGGTTACTGGTAAACAAGCAACTGCAATTGCTAATATCAAGCCACCTACACAGCAGGCAACTGCAACAGCATTTGTTCCAATTCCTGCCGAAGCAATAGTAACAAGTCTCGGCGGTGCCCTAAACGATAGAATTCTAATCGGTAATGTTACTATTTCTGAAAACGGTAACAATTATAGTTCGGCACCGGCAGTGTCGATTGATCCTCCTGCGAAATCACAGGCATCAATCACTTCAACATTCAATGCGACAACAGGTGTTGTTAACAGCCTAACAATTACAGACCCAGGCCTTGGATATACTACCGGTTCGACAATTACGTTTGATCTTCCAACACCTACAACTGCACAAGCCGAAGCAATTATTGATGCGGCATCAGGAACAGTTACCGGTATTAATATCATCGACGGCGGTTTAGGTTACTACCCATCGGATCCACCAACTGTAACAATCGAGAGTGCAGGTGAAAATCCAACAATTAGTATTGCAATTTCTCCTGCAACAGGCTCGGTGATTTCTGCCCAGGTTGTTAATCCCAGTGCAGGTTTATCATCTGCAACTATTGCCCTCGGCACATGGCCGGGCAATGGCGGCGGCGGAGCAAATGCAACCGCAGTTCTTGGCCCAGACGGAAAAGTATCATCTGTGTTTATGGTATCCGGTGGTGGCGGTTATTCATCACCACCTAGTGTCACATTCGGCGGACCTATCAAGACTCAGTCGAATCTAACAGCATTTGTTAGCGGTGGTTATGTTACCGCAATCGGATTTACTGCAGGACAAGGTTACGTGGGAACACCTACCGTAACTGTTGCACCACCTACAAAATCGAATGCCACGGGTTCAGCTGCGGTAGCAACAACACCAGGTCCGGTTACAAGCATAAGTCTTGGATCCGGCGGGTCTGGATATGCTACTGCACCGTCAGTAACAATTTCGGGCGGTGGCGGTTCGGGTGCCACAGCTACAGCAACAGTCGCTAATGGTGTGGTTACCGGTCTTATTCTGACTGCCGGCGGTACAGGTTATACTTCTGCACCAACTGTTTCTATTGGCGCGCCCGACGGCACACCAGCAACGGCTATTGCTACGGTTAACCCATCGACTTTCCAAATTTCTGGTGTAACTGTCACAAGTCAAGGTTCTGGTTATGCATCAGCACCTACAGTAACTATTTCTGCACCTGATGCACAATCTGCAACTGGTTATGCATCCGTTTCGTTTGGTACAGTATCTGGAATCACATTAACATCAGGCGGTTCGGGCTATCCCGGTCCCGGTGCTCCTTCGATATCAATTGGCGGCCCAACTGGCGGCCCTGCAACACTAACAGCAAATATTGTTAACGGTAGTCTGTCATCGGTTACCATTACAAATGCTGGTGGCGGCTATACCTCAACACCTGCGGTTACAGTTACAGGAACATTTGCTCCTCCTGCAACAGCATCTGTTGCAACATATCTAGGTGGATCGATCCAATCTATTACTGTAACTTCGCCGGGAGTTGGTTATAAGAAAACACCTAAGGTTACAATTTCCGCTCCGGTTGCAGTTCAAGCTACAGGTACCGTGGTAACCAATACAGGTAAGATTGTTACCGCTACAATCACTAACGGTGGTAAGGGTTATACTAATGCACCCGGTGTAACAGTTTCTGCACCCAATGGCGTCACTGCTACAGCAACATCTACTATCAGCAGCGGAAGTGTTACAGCTCTAACTATTACCAACCAAGGTAGTGGTTATAGTTCTATTCCATTAATCGGCATCGCTCCTTGCCCATATGCTAACCAAGTCACTGGTCTTCCGGGCCCTGCAGGCCAATTAATTGTAACCAATCCGGGACAATTCTTCCCAAGATTGACAGCGCCTGTGGTTACTATTCTCGGTGACGGTGTCGGTGCAACAGCAGAAGCAAATATGGACCCGGGTGGCAGTGGAGCAATTACTTCTATTGACATTACTAATGCAGGTACAGGATATACATATGCAACTGTTGTAATCGAAGCTCCTCCGGAAAGTGGCAACGGTGAAATTGAATCAGTAACTATTGTTGAAGGTGGTGCCGGCTATAGCAAAATTCCGGCAGTGACTGTTACAGATCCAACAATTGGAGCGGGCGGTGCTTCGCTACGTGCTAACATCCTCGACGGATCTGTTTCGAGCATCACTGTAGTATCGCAAGGAACCGGTTACGAAGATCCAACTATTGCAATTGCTCTTCCCGATGATTTAACACCGTCGTCGAATTATGCTGTGGGATTCTCGTTCGATTATAAAGAAGCTGGATACAATTACTATAAGTTGTTGAAGCTCGACGGTACACAGATTACTTCAGATGAAATCGATAATTTTGCAAGTTTCGATACTCTAAGTCTGTTCAAGACTATGAGATTCCTTGACCTGACATATGTGCCTACTGGTTCGTACATTCTCAGTGGTGATAAGTTCTGGTGCGACGGATTTACTCCTGCAACAAATAATTTGTCATGGAAAGTGTACACCTATAATGCACCAAGCGACTATTCAATCTATCGTCAGCAAGAAAATCTGATCGATACACCGTTGTTCGAAAGTGCAACAATTTACGACACCAAGACAAGTGACATGCTTGCCTTGTTACCTGTCTATGATCCATTTAAGAATATCTTACCTGGACCGGCAATTCAGAATATCACTTATACAACACTAAGAGATCCAGCAACATATAACGTTTCGCCAGATGCTTCATTGTTTAGTGAAAATATTACATTCGGTGAAAGACAGGTTGGACAACTATGGTGGGATCTATCATCGACAAGATACGTTTATTACGAACAACCTCTTGCATTGAATCCCGACGGAACACCTGCTGAGACAGCTACAGATAACCTAGTCTATAGAAGAGACTGGTGGGGTAATTTGTTCCCGGGCAGCACCGTGGCAATCTACGAATGGGTTAAGAGCTCTGTACCTCCTGCACAATATGCAGGCACAGGCACACCTCGCTATCAAGATAGCTATGTTCAGTTAACCACTATCAACAAGTTTACAAATATTCCGGAAACTAGCTACTATTTCTGGGTACTGAACCCAACTGGGAAGCCTAACCTGCCAAACAGAACCATGGCAGCAAATGATGTTTCAAGATTGTTGCAATCGCCAAAGTCTCAGAACTTTGCGTTCTTTGCACCAATTCAGCAGTCGGATATCAATAACTCTTACATCTTCTACAATGTACAAGAAATTCTTGCATACCGTGGAAGCAATGTTCAGGTCCAATACAGACTTGGTCAAAGAAACGATCAAGCTCATACACAATGGATGTTCTTCCGCCAAGGAGACACAACATCTATTGTTACAGATCAATATTGGGATAAGCTTGTAGATAGCCTATGCGGATACACTAAGGTATTGCCAGTTTCAACTGAATACAGTAATAGTATTCTTGTTTACGAAAATATTCCTACAGCATGGGATAACTTCCCATGGGATATTTTGTCAGTTGATTGGGATCAATTTGTGGAAAATGACGCTTCCCTATATGGAGAAATTCTACCAGTTCCTGATTCAACACTAACCGAAGCTGAGAAGTACGGTATTCAATATCGTCCTCGTCAAGGTATGTTCGTGAAGTTACAGGCAGCAAGAAAAGTATTTGTTCAGTCTGCAAACGAACTTCTAAAATATATTCCTGTGAGAGATGATAACCCAACCTGGAATGCAAATGTCTCTACAAGCATTTATTGGACATATACAAATTGGTATAAGGCAGGTTACGAGGATGTAACACCAAACGTAGTGTTCCAGACACTTACCGAGGCGAATAATGCCCTGGTTGCAGATCAGCTTCAGGTTGATGATATCGTACAGGTGATTGATGGTACAACAGATGGACGTTATGTTCTATATGCCGTAGTTCAGTTGAATCCAAATGTTTCGACATTAAGTCTTGACAAGGTAGGCATTGAAAATAGTGCCATTAAGCTTCTCGATACTATCTACACAACTGTAAATAGATATGACCTTTCAGTTGAACTTAGAGAATTGCTAAACGCATTTAGAACTGAAGTTATGATTGACGAAAATCTTGTTGATCAAAACGAAATGTATTTCTCAATGCTAAATTATGTTCTCAGTGAGCAGAAGAATCCGGATTGGGTATTCAAGTCTTCCTACATCTACATCAAGGAACGTAACGTACCTCTAGTTGAAGATCAACTTTATATTCCAGATCAGATCAACCATATCATTGACTACATCGTTGATGCTAAACCATATCACACTCAAATTAGAGATTATTCGAGTGAATATACTTACGCCGATGTAGCACAAGGTACCGCTTTTGATCCACATCTGATAAAAGCAATTCTTAAGTTTGGCCCACAAGAAATTGTTCAATTAGATCCCGATGATATAAGTCTAAATGCACAGACTTTCGTTGACCTGTTGAACCAATTTGTTTCAGGAGATTCCGATTTCAATCTTGATACAATCTCAGTTGACCTAACAACTCCAGATCCGGGCAAGAAGGGTTATTCGTCGCTATTCCCATATACTTTTAGCTATCTAGGAAATCCACCGACACAGAACAATCCTCAGACATTTATTGCACCTGAATCTATTGTGGCGGTAAGAGCTGATAATACATATCTCCTTTCGGGATACGATTACTATACCGAATACAATTCTATTGATGAAACATATACTGTTTACTTCTATAACGATCCTTCGGTATATACTACATTACAGGCAGTTTTCTGGTTCAATGGTGGTCAATTCCAGAACATCACCTTCAACACATACAGAAACGAAACTGCACTAGGATTCCCGGAAGATGATCTAGTTATCAACGTTGATACAAAACTTCCTGCAAATGATGTAAGTGCAATCGTAGGTCCATCCTGGGCACCTGCTACTGTTGCACCTCTTGTAGGTTGGGGCACAGGTTGGGATGGCATCAATGATCCACAAGTTTCTACAATTCTTCTAGCTGAAGGCGGAACTGATGAAGTGCCTTGGGATACACCAATTAATCCAGTTATCCTTGATTACACAATCAGTTCTAAGGAAAATACAAGCGAAGATTTTGGTCAGAGCTTTATCAGAAATGAAAATGCTTCTGCTGGCGAACTTGTGGAAGATCTACCAGCACCTACTGCTGAAACTGAGAACCTTGGTGTCATTATTGTTACTCACCCAACTGATATCTTCCCTAACCCTGCGCCAACACCTACCGCAGTTTGGATCGACGGTGAAAGAATCGAATACAGAACCAAGACTCAGATTAATTCTACAACATGGGAACTAGGATGGTTGCGCAGAGGTACAGAAAATACCGCAGCTACAACTCATACCGCAATGGTTCCTACTGTAGCAAATCCGCTAGTTCTTGTTCCTAACAAAGTATGGATCGAAAGAACTAACTATATGCCAGTAGGCTCAAACGAAACAGTATGGCAGGCAACAAATACCTTGCCAGACTTGTCTACCGAACAGGTATATCCAGCAGATCCTCCAGCATATACAAGTGTAACAGCGGTTCCGCTTGGTGGTATGTGGTATTCGATTACGCCGCAGGCATCATTCCTAAAGAATGGTCAAGGCAAGAGTATCCCCTAAATAAAATTGGGATTTTATAATGATGATAAATAAAGAAAATGACAAGAAGCCCGCTCCGGAGCCAAAAAAAGAGAGCGGGTATGTTGACACAGCACGTATGGATGTGCAGTGTCATCTTATGATAAAAGATAAAGACACTAAGAAAATCTTAGTGAATAAAAGGGGCTAAGATGCAAGAATTTATCGGATATTCAATTGCAGGACACGTAAAAGTTCTTGACAAAGAAACTCGCGAAGTTCTTGTCGACACTCATAATGATGTCCTCTATGGAAATATGTCCACTGCCTTAGCACAGGCTTTAATCGGAAATTCAAATAGTTTTCTTTATTACATAGCTTTCGGCAACGGTGGTGCATACGTTGGACCAACTGGTACAATTTCGTATAAGAAATCCTTTGGTGGACCAGACAGCCTAATTAAGGACCCGACAGCTAATCTTTACAATACAATCTATGTAAAGAAACTATCTAACGATGCAACTTCTTCTGTGGACTATAATGAGCTTTCTAAGGCTTATATCCCGACAGAAAACCACGCAACAAACTATGAAGATATTATTGTGGATGTCACAATTGACTATACCGAACCTCCTGTTGGTATCACCGCGTCGACAATAATTCAACAGACTTCTCTTGATAATTCTACATTTATCGGAAACGCATCAACTGTGACAAGCAGCACTTTTGATCCAAATACACTTGTGTTCAACGAAATTGGATTATTTGCAGGATCCAGCAATTTGTTTACCGGAGACTTTACTCAGAACACAACTGAAGTTAGCGACTTTGTAACACAGACACCTAACTTTTCAACTGCACCAGGTACAAAATCTAAACTAATGCTGACACATGCAATCTTTCACCCGATTCAAAAGTCAGCCAACAGATCACTTGAAATTATCTATACGCTTAGAATACAAATGGGCGCAAGTTGAGATAAATAACAGAAACTAAGGAATTTTTGATATATGGCATATACCATTTACAAATCAGACGGAACATCAGTATCGGTACCCGACAATACCATTGATGCCCAGTTCTATAGCCCAAACGTTAATGGTGCCGGTAAAGGTGTTGGTACACAACTTATTGGTCGCAATGCTGTCGATTACGGCGGACCTGTTGCACAGAACTTTCTTCAACTAACAGAAAATTTCTGCGGAACAATTGCCCCTCCTAACGCGACAGCATTACAAGGTCAATTGTGGTTCGACAAGACTAACGGTATCCTAAAAGTAAACGTATCTTCAACTGTCACAGCCGACTGGCGCGGCATTTCGACAATCGCTGATCCAAGTGCGGTAACAGGCTATGATGGTCAAATCAAGGTTAGCGGTTCTACTGTTTATGTATGGGCCAACGGCGCTTGGAGACAAATTTTCCCAGCAGTGTACTCCTAATAAGAAAGGAGACGTATAATGACATACAATACTGGTGGAGTAATTCAAGCCCTAGACTACAATACCTTCGCAACACTTACTGGTGGTATTAATGAAGTCTACGCAGATATGCATTCTGGTGCAACAACTGTTGCAGCAGGTGCCGACTACGGCTATGGGCAAACGTCTACACTAGCATCTGTATCTGCAGGTAATGCAATTACCGCAGCACAATGGTCGAATTTATTTAATGTTATGAAAGACTGTGGTACACACCAAGGTACCACAACAGTCCCACCGTTGCCAGCATCAAATCCTGTTGTAGGCGGAACAATTGTAACCTTCAATACTCCATCGACATTACAGACGCTTCTAACCACACTGAGAGCAAATAGATTTAATCTTGCAATTGGACAATCTGCATTAACTTCGGCAAACTCAAGCGGAACTTCTGCTCCTTGGACTAACACGCTGACATATACTTTCAGTGTTAATCTCGGTTCTTGGAACAATGCACGATTCTTCTTCAACGGCGGCGGATACATCGGTCTTAGCGGTGTTTATCCAGGCGGTGCTTATCCTGTCGGCTCAGATGATTATCAGTGGTATAATTTCTTAACTCAGGTTGGTACAATTAAGGTTAATGCGAAAAATACAACTGCAGGCCTTACAAACCAGGCTGTGATAACTCAGGGATTCTGGAACAACTCGTCCGGCAATCCTTTAACAACATCGTATCAGCAAATTTATCTAAGAGCCTATGGCGGCGCCGGTTACTACTCCGGAAGTACCATTTCGCTTGAAGCTAAGTTGAATGCTGTTGCTGGAACTAACGGTATAATTGATTTCCGTGTTGTACTTGATCAGGCAGATACAAGCGTTCCGCTTGATCCAAAGACACTGAGCACAACATTTACCATGTCCGAAGTTCATGCGGCAGGTGCGTTTGCATGGCCCGGAACTGCAACAATTACACCTGGAAGCTTTACGCTAGCCTAAAGATTCAGAACCCAAAAACCTCCGTTAAAGCTGTAGATAAATAGCGTAACGGAGGTTTCTTATGGAAGAAAGACTACAGAAGGCACTTGAGTTTGCCAACTACAGACAAACCCTAAACAATCAACTACAGAAACTAAAAATTCGCTCTGAAGGCAATCTTATTTTTGCCAAGAACGGTGGAAGTTTTACAATCAGCAAGGAACTAATCGGGTTCCTTGATTATCTCGAAAGAACAGGAGCAACTGAAGTAGTATTGCTGGATGATAACAATACACCTGTTGCAATTAGTAACGTACCTGAATTCTTGAAGGATGTAACCAAGAGATATTTCGAAGTCACTACCGACTACCTAAAGGAATATCAAGAAATTCGCAAGGCTAGAAACGTTAAATCCATTCTTGATCTAAAGGATGAATAATGTCTCGCGGAGTTCTAATGTATGCTCACAATAACAGTGAGATTGACTACTTTAAGATTGCCTGTGCTAATGCACTAATGGTGAAAAAGAATCTTGGTGTTCCGGTAACTCTAGTTACAGATGAAGGTACACTAGGATGGGGCAAGAAGTCTCTCGGCGAAGAGTTTATCAATCATTGCTTCGAAAATGTTGTTGAAGTAAATCGCGACTATGGGTTTCAAAATACAAGAAACTTTAGCGATACCTCATACACTGTAAAGCCACTACAATTTTACAATTGTAATCATTGGGAAGCCTTTGAGCTCTCCCCCTATGATGAAACATTGTTTATTGATGCTGATTATCTTATAATGAGCGATGCCCTTGCTAACTGCTGGGGCAGCAATAACGAAGTAATGATTGATCATAGAATTTATTCTCCACTTGATCAACCACATACGAAGTATATTGACGAGTTCGGAATTAGGATGTATTGGGCAACTGTTATCTATTTTCAGAAAACAGATTTTGCAAAATTCCTATTCTCGATGGTTAGAGATATTCAAGAGAACTATAGATACTATAAAGACATGTATCTTTTCTCAAGTGGAATGTTTAGAAATGACTATGCGTTCAGCATTGCAATTCATACACTAAACGGATTTATTGAAACTAAGACATCTGTGGTGAATAATTTACCAATTCCGGGGCTAATGATGTCCTGGGACGTAAACGATATTCATTCTATTCGTGATATTAACGATATCATGATTTACGCAGAAAAGCCAACAGAGAAAGGTACATACGTTCTATCTCGTCTAAAGAACACCGATGTTCACATTATGAACAAATGGGCAATCAATCGCTTCGCAGACAGAATTATCGAATTGTATAAATGATATGAGTAAAGGCTATTTAATTCTTGCACAAGATACTAAGAAGGAAGACTATCTAAGGATGGCCTATGCCCTTGCGCTAAGTATCAAAAATTCGCAAAGTAAGGTAAACGACGTCTGCCTGGCAACAGACTACAATAAAGATATGTTGCCAAAGAAGTATCTCGAAGTGTTTGATGAAATTGTTCCAATCCCTTGGACAGATCATGCAGCTGATTCAAAATGGAAGATTGAAAACAAATGGAAGTATTATTACATGACTCCATTTGACGAAACTGTCATTCTTGATTCCGATATGCTTTTTCCAACCGATGTTAGCCATTGGTGGGATCTGTTGAAGAAGAAAGACGTTTGGATTACCGATAGTCCTCGCACATTTAAGGGACAGGTTATTACTTCGACAAAGTACAGAAACGCATTTGTTACAAACAACCTGCCGAATGTTTATACAGCATTCATGTATTTCAAGAAGACCGAAACAGCGGCAGAACTTTACAAGATGGTCGAATACATTTTCAACAACTGGGAAAGATTCTACTATAACTATCTTGATGAAAACAGACCAAAGAACCTATCCGGTGATGTAGCCTATGCATTGGCTGTGAAGCTTCTTGGTATTGAAAACGAATGTTTTTCACCATATCCGGAAGCACCGACGTTTGTTCACATGAAGGGACATCTGCAAGGCATCAATGAAAAGTATATCGAGGAAGATTGGACAAAGAGCATTCCTACATATTTTCATAGCGATGGTACTTTTAAGATTGGTAATTACCAACAAGTTTATCCATTCCACTATCATATCAAATCTTGGTTAACCGATGAGATGATTGAAATTTTGGAGGAAAGAGTGCTATGAAGCAACTTGTATTGATGTATGTGTACTTCGATAAGAATGGTGATATTAAGGCAATTACTCCAAGCGAAACTGAAA